TCTTCGAGCACAAAAAGTTGTTACTTTATCTGCGTCGACTTGAAATTGATAGTCGTTATCATAAAACCCAAATGGAGTATCTCCAGGGAAAAATGAGCTAGAACCAGGATAAATAGGGATATTCATAATGATAATTTATTATAAATATGGTTAAAGGACAAAAATGCTCCAAACATTTAAGTATGGAGTACTAATGTTTATAAATTTAATATTTTTTAGTTTTGAAAATCTTCAGGTGTTTCTGCTAATATAGCATATCCTGGGTCTCCATCTGTTTTTTTAAAATTAAGAATATTTCCGTCGATAGAAGGATTAATAATTACATCAGACCTTTCATCTAGAAATGTTTGAACATCATCTGTTAGTTGACTAATACCCATATTTTCAGGGCAATCTGGTCTATTAAAGTAAATTAGTGTTTTCATGTTTTATTTATTGCTATTAAAAGTAAATTCTGTCCATTCACCATTTACCCATACGTATGCTTTGTTATTATCTGGTGTTGGCTTAGGAGTTTCGCAGCTAAAATTATTATTTAAAATCCATTCATTAAAGGGTATTAAAGAAGTAAAAGTATTATTAACTTCATTCCAAACATCTCCTACTCCGGCGTAAGTGTTTGTTGAATTAGATCTATAAAATGCCTGTTTTATAGTATCGTATGGATATATAGTTTTTACATTTAGCGATTCTATATAATCAATACCAAGTTGTTCAACCTGAGAACCACTTACAGTAATAGTTTGATGATCGATTAACATAACTGCTATTACAATGTTTTCTTTAATTAATACAAAATTTGCCATTATTGAAATTTATACTTTATTATTACAATGCCTGAGCCTCCGTTTCCGCCTGCTCCTGCTGCGAGGTAATTACGACCACCACCACCGCCACCAGTATTATCAGCACCATTATTACCTGGGTTACTATTTTGAGTTCCATCACCACCACCGCCAACTCCTCCAGTACCACCTGCACTAAAACCTCCTCCTCCGCCTCCGCCTCCGGCATAGTAAGCTCCATCTCCACCACCTATCATTGAGAAAGTTCCTGCTCCGCCATTACCTCCTTCATATCCTGTACTGCTTACACCTATAGCTGAAGCACCGCCACCACCACCGCCACCATATATGCCGGCAGTGCCAGATCCACCGTCATTACCTTGAGCTGCTGTTGCTGCTCCTCCATCACCATCTGCATCGACAGTGTGGCCTACACCTCCTCCCGATCCACCAGCTCCGCCGTCTAATGTACCTCCATAATATCCTCCATAACCTCCGCCTGTTGAAGTAATATTATCAAATACCGAATTACCTCCTTGAGTTCCTATAGCTTCATATTGCCCAACTCCCCCTCCGCCCACTGTGATTGGGTAAGTTTGTGCCGTGATTGAATGACTGACTGCAGTTAGAAACCCACCGGCTCCTCCACCACCAACTCCGGCTCCTCCACCGCCAGCAACAACTAAATATTCAACTACATTGTTTGGGGCTGTTCCAGCAGTACTAACCACAAAGTTTGTATTTCCTACTGTCGTAAATGTATGTATTTTATAATCTCCTTCTGTTGTTACAGTTCCGCCTGTTGCTGAAATAAAGGAAGCTAATCCAGGTAATGCAACTCCAGCAATTTTTGTTATAGATGCTATTGTTATTCCACTAATTTTAGTAATAGATGTTGTTTCAATTCCGTTTATTTTCATAACTTATAATTCTATCCAAGTGTTATCTGGATTAAATGATATAATATATTTACCATTGGTTTGTGACGCTGGATCCCAAAATACATGACCAACTAATCTTACTACATTACCTGCCGCAGTTGGAGCGGTAAATGTTATACTTCCCGTAGTCAACGCTTCCATATATAAAGGGGTACCCATACTTCCACTGTCTATATATGTTGTTTCTACATATCCTCTAGTTAATATTGACGTCGGTTCTTCATCACCTGGTGCATCTAATAAACAAATACCTAGCATGTTTTTTGCAGAATCTCCTATTACATTACCTATAGCCATTAACCATTTACCAAAGCTATCTCTATAACATAATTGACCAAAAGATATTGATTCTCCTGCTATTTCAGAATATAAAACTTCTCCTGAGTAGTATTCACTATTCCAATCTTTTAAATATCCTAATACTGAGGTAACCCCATCTTTAATTGTTCCTGCCAACGGAGTTGGGTTAAATCCTGCTATTGTAGTACCGGTTACTTTTATTCCGCCTGTAACTCCTAGCGAGCCTGTTACTTGAATGTCTCCAAAACTACCACTATCTGTATAGAATATGCTCATATATTAATAAATATTATTAACTGTTAAATTCACCGTAACTTATTGCATGCCAGTAAGTGTTACCAGTTAAAGCAATGTTACTGTTTGTGTTAATTTGAAATCCGGTTGCTGATTTGTTTTGTATTGTAAATATACGAGCATCTTCTCCAGTAATTGTTACTGAGTAGCTTGGGTTAGGGAAATCTGCTGTAAATGTTATAGATGTAGTTAAAGGAGTTCCTCCAAACATTCCTGGTGAGAGAGCATTTGCTTTTGTTATATTACCATTGACATAAGATGCTGTTAATGCATAACTTGCTGTTAAAGCTGTTAATGCGTAACTTGCAGTTAATGCATAACTTGCTGTTCCGAATAATGATCCGGTAAATGCAGATGCTGATATGATTGAAGCTGTTAGTGGAGTATCAAAATTGGCTCCTCCTCCTGTTGCTCTTAAACCTGTATTAGTAAGTAAAGTATCAATTGCTGTGGAGGCGGTAGGTTGAACTATTGGTGTAGCATTCCAAAAAGATAGTTTTTGAGTTGTTGCTGTGCCTAATTTTGTGCCTGTTGTTGTATTAAATGCAATGTTAACAGTATCGGCAAATGTCAAAATATTAGTAGATGAAAGACGTAGTTTTTCAACGGTAGAAATATTAAATATATAGTCTGCATTAGTAACATTTAAAGTTGCGTTAGAGCTAACATCACAACCTAGTGATAAACAAGAAGTTACGCTATTTCTTCTATTAACAATAAAGCCTTCTACAGTGTTTGGTACAACTACAATACTATTTCCGTAAGGGCTTGTTGCCAGTTGGACACCTACTACTAATCTTCCCGATACATAAGCACTATTTGTACCAATGCCCCAGTTATTAGTTATAGTTGCATTCGTTCCTGCGGTTGCTGCTTCTACGAATAGACCATAACTACTAGTCATAGTACTAGCGCCATTAAAAGCATATGTTTGAGACGGTAAATAAAAACTTCTTTGAGTAGTAATATTCCCAGTTTGCCAAGTTGTTGTTACTCCATTAAATATAAAAGCAGATATTTCTGTGGTTGCTGTTTGGCTAGTTGTAGTACGAGGTATAATTCTAGTTAATCCAGTTAATCCAGTTGTAGGATTTACTCTGAATGCTATGTTACCTACACCATCTGCGATTATAATATTGTTTGATAAGGATGAAGATAAGCCAGTAACACTAGCACCTATAATTGTGTTATATTCTCCAGTTGTAATACCTCTTCCTGTATTTTGGCCTATACCTGTATTACCGCGGCCTGCATTTAAACCACCCGTTACATCATAAAGAGCATTACCACCTATACCTACATTGTAACTACCTTGTGCATTAAATAATGCTGAAGCTCCTACAGCTACGTTTCCAGAACCAGTGGATAGTTGATTTAAGGCGAAAGTTCCAATTGCCATGTTTTCACCACCAGTTGTTTTTAATTGTAAGGTATATGCTCCTACAGCAACATTATTTGAGCCTGTATTGTTATATAATGCAGATTGACCTATAGCTACATTCTGAGTTCCATCTTTATTAGAAAACAAAGCATTGTTACCTATAGCTAAGTTTACATTAGTAGTTAAGTCATCTGTTGAACCAGCGCTTTGCCCAATGAAAATTGAAGAACCTAATCCGGTTTGAGAAATTCTACCTATAAATGTTGTTGAGCCAGTTACAGTTAAACTACCACTTATAACTGCGCTTCCAGTAAAAGGGAATACAGGAGCGTATGTTGAAGCGTATGATGCTGTTAAAGCTTGAGTTGCATAGCTTGCTGTTCCTAATAATGAACCTGTGAATTGTCCAGTAAATGAACCTGAAAATGATCCTGTATTTGATAAAAATTGATCTACTCTATTTACAGTTACTATTACAGAAGGGATACCTGGGTGTGTTGCTGAGATTGTTTCTGCTAATAATCTTAGATTAGTATCGGCTGATACCCATATAATTTGATAGTAGTCGTTAGCTGCTGAGGTTACAAACCAGTTCCAAGCTGCTACTTGTTTATCATTGTTGCCACTTAATGTTAAGGTAGTTGCTGTGTCAGTTAAATCAATTTCGTTTTTACGTAACCATATTACTATTTCATCTGCTCCACTATCTGTTTTATCTACTTGTGCTGAAAATTGAATATCGTATACTCCAGCATTAGTCGTTTTAATATATGTGTTAAAAGGATTTGTTGACCCAGATATTGATACACCGTTTGTTATGTCTGTTGAATTGAAAGACATTGAACGAGGTACATTAGCTATAGGATTAGTTTGGATTGTTGTATCATAAAAACTACCATATGATCCTGTTGCTGTATTAAAAATTGTACTTCCACTTAATGTAGCACTAACTGTGACTTGTCCTAAACCATTAGTTGGTGATAGTGTTATATTTGGTCCTGCTAGTAATTGTGTTACTCCTCCGTTTAAAGCATATGATGCTGTTAAAGCTTGATTAGCATATGATGCTGTTCCAAATAGTGATCCAGTTATTGACGGTATATTTGCACTCCCTGTTAATTGTAGACTTCCACTTATTTTTACTGTTCCTACTAAGGTTTGAGTGTCGTTAGTTGCGTCTCCAAATTGATTTGAGCCAGAAGAGTAAATTACAGAAGCAGATTCGTAAGTCACATTTAAATAAGCTATAGAAGCTGTACCATTAATGTTTACATTACCGTTGATTGTAACGTCTTGGTTTAATGTATTTAAGTATGAAGATGTTAATGTTTGATTAGCATAAGATGCTGTTCCAAATAAACTACCTGTAAATCCTAAAGTTGATGTAATTGATCCAGTTACCTCTAAACTACCAGTTATGGTTGCACTTCCAGTAAAAGGGAATGGTGGTGTATAATTGTCTAAATATGAAGCTGTTAAAGCGTATGAGCTACTTAAGGCTTGTAAAGCATAAGATGCAGTTGCGGGAACATTTGCTGCATATGATGCAGTTAAAGCAAATGATGAACTTAAAGCCTGGTTTGTATAAGAAGCAGTACCAAGTAGAGATCCTGTTAGTCCAGTTGTAGATTCTATTGAACCAGTAACTATCAAACTTCCAGTTATAATTGCACTTCCAGTATATGGAAATGATGAAGCATTAGCTACGTATGATGCAGTTAAAGCATATGAACTACTTATAGCATTTAAAACATAAGAAGCAGTTTGTGCATTTTGTACATAACTAGCAGTAGATGTAAATGAGCTACTTAAAGCTTGTGTTGCGTATGAAGCAGTTTGAGCATTTTGTACATATGAAGCAGTTGATGCAAACGAGCTACTTATTGCATTTAAAACATAAGATGCGGTTTGAGCAAATGATGATGTTTGAGAGTATGAACTACTTACGGCATTTAAAATATACGAAGCAGTTTGAGCTAAATTAACGTATGAAGCAGTTTGAGCATTCTCTACATAACTAGCAGTTAAAGCATTTTCAGCATATGATGCAGTTCCTAGTAAAGAACCAGTAAATGAACCAGTAAATGATCCTGTAGTATATGATGAACTAAAATTTAAGAAACTTCCTGAAAGTGAAGATATGCTTGATGAATTATTTAAAATCCTAGTGTTAAATGAGGCAGAAGTAAATTCATAATCTACTCCATTAATACTTAAACTTCCTGTTATATCTGTAGAACCTGTAAATTGGGCAGGGCCTATATTTCTAAATGTGTTTGAACCACTTATAACAAATGAACCTGTAACTTGAATACTGCTTGTAGTATTCCAAATGTTATTTCCTATATAAGTAAATGGAGCAGAAGAACCAGATGGACCTATAGGACCTTGTGAACCAGAAGGACCAATTGAGCCAGAAGGACCTTGTGAACCAGAAGGACCTTGTGAACCAGAAGGACCTTGTGAACCAGAAGGACCAATTGAGCCAGAAGGACCTTGTGGTCCTAAAGGACCTGTTAGTACTTGTACTACAGAAGTTATTGGTTGAGTAACATCAACATTAGTACAACAATTATTATCTATTACTGTTATACTTTTATTATTGTCTAACAATACAACTTGGTTGTTGTTAGGAATAATGTTTGTAGGTCCTATACAATTATTATTTGACATTATCTAGTAACGTTAAGTGATAATTTTACTTGACCTTCTAAAATTCTTGATACAAAGCTTCCTGAATATAATTCTAAATCATATACTCCAGTATCAAAATTTAATAAAGAAGAAGAAGCAGCTGAGATATATATTCCTATTGAACCCGAAATTGGAGGAGTTGATCCGTTAGAACCACTAAAATTTAATCCAGTTCCATCTGCTGCTAATGAACTACTTAAAGTTATATAAACAGTAGATGAAGCTATAGTAGGGCGAATTTGCATTTGCCCACTATAATTTGTAAGGTCAATGGGGTTTCCATTGCTATCTTTATATTGTAATTCTAAATTTAGGGTTGATCCTTGTTCTATAGTAAATGAATATCTTCCTGCTGCCATGTAAGTATTTTTATTATAAATATTACAGATTAATTCTAGTTACTAATACTAGTTTTGAAAATCGTCAGGAGTTTCAGTTAAAATAGCGTATCCTCTGTTAAATAATTCTCCTTCAGTTTCTGGTTTATCAAAAGTAAGAATATTCTCATCAATAATAGGATTAATAATAATTGATGATCTCTCTGCTAAAAATTGTTGTAAATCATCTGTTAATTGACTTATGCCCATATTTTCAGGACAATCTGGTCTGTTAAAGTAAATTAGTGTTTTCATTTATTGTTTTATTTATTGTTTTATTAGTCTCTAAATTCTTCGTATGTTTTTAATATTTCCTCTACTATTTCATGTCTATGATTTTTCTTTAAAGATATAATTTTTACACCTTTAATTCGTTCTTCTAGTCGTGGGAAAAATCCAATACCAGAATCTTTTTTGCTTTTTAAATCGACTTGAGCCAAATCACCACAAAATACAATTTTGCCTCCTTTACCTAAACGACCTAACATCATTTCAGTTTGTGAGTGTGTTATATTTTGGCATTCATCAACGATTACAAACGCATTAGGAAACGTTCTACCCCTCATAAATGCAAATGGTACTATTTCGATTTGATTTTCTAAAACCATTTTATCGATTTTTTCTTTATCATACAATAGATATAAATTGGCATAAATTGGGGCTAACCATGGATCCATTTTTTCTTTTAAATCGCCTGGTAGAAATCCAATTTCTTCTTTAGATACAGTAGGTCTTGTGATAATAATTTTATCCATTTCCTTTTTAAAAACTAAATCTAATGCTGCCTGGCATGCGACTAATGTTTTACCACTACCAGCCATCCCTTTTAGTAATACTACTGGGCAATCCAATATTACTTGTTTTGCTTCTTTTTGCTCAGAATTAAGTTCAATTTTGAATTTAATAGGACCTTTAGGTTTCTTTTTGTTTTGAAAAACTTCTTCGTTTGAATTTTGAAACATAGCTTTTATTGATAAATATTAAACAACCAATGAAAAAAAATAGCCGAGCTTACAGGCTCGGCTATCTTTAGAAATTATGTTAATTTATAATTATAGGCTATTTAAACCACTAACATAAATTTTACCATAAAACTCAGGACGTAACATCTTCTTAGCGTAACGAGTCATTAAACCTTTACGTGGAGTGAATGTTGACGGATCATAAACTAATGGAGTCATGATTAATGGAATGTATGGAGCAAAAACAGCACCTGTTTCCAAGAATTGTTTACCACGGAAGCCCATTAAAATAACGTTTTCAGTCATATATGGGTTTTTGTATACTGTGTAACGGTTGTTGATAGCACCAACTTTTTGTACACCCATTGCATATTCCATGTTAGCAACATCACCATTTGTGCTAGCAGCAAATCCTGGGATAGATTCTAAAACAGTAGCAACTGTTGGAGAACATACTAAGAAATTAGCACCACCACGCATTGTTAATTGGTGAATTTTGTTACTTACTTTTTGCATTTTAGTACCTAAAGTTTGGAACCAAGCACCTTGAGTGTTATAGAATCCTGTTTGGCTAGTTGAACTTGGAAAATCAAATCCATTAGCATTAGTTGGGTTATAAACACCATTGTTTAATACTGTCCAATATTCAGTTGCAGCAGCTGCATCTTCAATTAACATATCTAAGATCTCCAAATCAATTTCCATTGAAATGTATTCACTCATTACGTTAGTTAATTCAGCTTCAGCATCGATGTTTTGGTAAGCATTTAAATCTTGTGCGAACTCAGGAGTCCATACAGCTTTTAACTTTTTAGTCTTAGCAACAATTGCTTGTGATTGCATTTTAATGTTGATCTCAGGGATAACGATTGTAGATGCACTGTTAGCATTTGGTACAGAGAAAGATGTAGCAGCAGTATCTTCAAAGTCACCACGATTATTATCAGCAGTAATTTTGTTATACTCAACTACCATAGAAGCAGAAGCAGCAACTTCAGCAGTAGAAGCAGTTACATAGAATGTAATTGTTCCAGCAGTGTAGTTATAAGTAGTGAATGCTTGTAAGTTATCAGCTACAGCTACAGAACCTGAAGTGATGATAAATGCACGAACTGCATCTGGGTCAAATGCTGTTAAACTTGCAGTAGATACTGTTAAAGCTTTGATTTCATTTCTAGCAGCAGAAGCTGATAAATCTGAATCAAATCCTACCATTGCCCAAGAACCAGTTGTGTTTACACTAGCAACTGAAGCTGAGAATTGGTTAGTAGAATATGCGAAACGACCTGCACCATATAAACCACCTGTTGTACCAGTTGATTGGAATGGAAATTGACCAGTTGCGTTTTTAGCACCATATAAAGAGTTACCAGAAGTAAATGGATCTTTAGTTGTTCCGTATTGGAAATCTAAGAAGAACACTAGACCTGATGGTAAATTCATTGGTTGAACTGAAACGAATTCTTTAGCTGCGATTGAACCAAATACTTTACGTACCATTGGTAAAGCAATACCAGCCCAGTTTTCTGACTGACCTACTGTAAAGCTACCTGCTGATGAACCTGCGCCGGTTTGACTTGTTTCTACTACTAATTGTTTTGCTTGGTTTTCTAAGATAATCGCCATGTTATTTTTGTCGACTTCTGAACCACAGCCTTCAAGTAAGCCTGTTTTAGACCACTTGGTAGCTAATTTGGAAGCATCACTTTGTAATGATTTCCAGGGATTAGCTGATTCTAATAATGATTGAATTGAACTCATGTTTTTGTTTTTTGTTTTTTAGTTTTTAATTGTTTTTACTTTTTTAATCCTGCTAACTCACGCATACGTGCGAAAGCATCGTTTTCAATAATTGGTTTTGCTACTGCACTACCTAAAGCTTTTGATGCTGAACCTAATGATTCTTTGATTGGTGATTTAGTACTAATAGTAGATACTTTTAATCCTTCGCTCAAAGTTTCATAAACTAATTCAACTTCTTTTTTAGATGTTGCTTTGTCAAAAGCAGTTAACACTTTAACTTTTTGTGATTCAGTTAAAGATTTGTTACGGAAGATTTTGTTAGTGTAAAGTAATTTAGCGTTTAGTAAATTGATTTCGTTAAGATCTTTCTTAAGAATTGCGATTGTAGCCATAGCTTCTTCTAATTCTGCTTTCATTTCTTCGTTTTCAACTTCTGTTTCTTTATCTAAACCTCCTTCTAGCTCAGCTAAAAGTTCGTCTAAAGTAACTTCTTTTTCTATTCCTTCTTCTTCTAGTAATGCGTCAACGTCGATTTCTTCTTCTTCACCTTCTTCTTCAGATTCTTCATCTTCAGCTTCTGGTTTTTCAGCGCCTTCTTCGTTTTCCATTCCTTCATGACCAGCCTCAAGTTCCCCTGCTTTAACCATGTCTTTAATAACGTCTTCAATGAATGATTTTAAATCATCTTCATCCATGTCTTCAATAGACATTTCTTCAGATTCTTCATCTTCTTCTTCAGTTTCTTCTTCTTCATCTTTTGCTTCTTTTACTAAATCATCATCTGATTCTAATTCAGCTAAAAGTTCTTCTAAAGTAACTTCATCATCACCAATAGAATTTGCTGCATTGTCTGCTGCATCTACATCTTCTGACTCATTTAAATCCATTTCCTGGAGTTTAGCTGATAGCATTTGAGTCAAATGTGGAGTGAATGCTTCTTCCAAAGCAGCTTTTGCATTTGCGATTGCTGTTGCTTTAACAGTCTTAGCATCTGCGATTGCTTCTGCAAGCAAGTCTCTGTTTGTTGCCATTTTTTCCTTAATTTGTTTTTGTTGGAAATACGCTTAATGTGAAGGAATCTTCGAAGCGTAATAAGTTTTATTAATTTAGCGCCTCATAAAATTGGGCACATTCTAATATACATATATGCAAATATATCAAAAACGCAGAAAAAGTAAAAGCGCTCCTTTTTTAAGGGAACGCTTTGGCCTAAATATACTATATAGAGGGGGTTAAAATATTGGACAAGACCCATTCGAACAAAGTATTTCTGTTATAATAGAATCTACTTTATTATATGGATTTAATGTTGTTGTTTTACCTTCATTTAATGGAGTCATATATGAACCTGGGTTAGATGGGGTTGAAACAAAATCCCAACACAATAATTCGAAGTCATCTTGTACTTCTAATACTTCACCCACTTGTTTTAAACTACCCATTCCACGAGATGATACACCTACGCTAATACCACTTTGAATAAGTGCTTTTAAGATGTTTCCTGATGGTGTAGGTAGTATTTCAATTGCTCCCATTACTTTATCCCCTTTCCACCAAAGTTTCTTGATGTTGTGAGATACGTTTTTTAAGTTAATGATTTGAGAGTCGGGATGATCTAATTCACCTAATGCTCTATTTTCTCTAACCAAAACATTGTATTTATCAATTTCACGATCCCATAACTCTTTTGGATAATATCTACCGTTTCCGTTTTTTACTTCACACGTAGCTAATATACCTTCAACTAATGGGTTACCAGATACTCTATCACGAGACTCATTAAGAGACTGTGGTGATATAGCAAATGGGGTAACTTCTATAAGTAATGGTTTCATATTATTTATTTAATGATTCTTTAATCATTGATTTAATTACAGAACGTAATTTAGATTCATCTACATTTCTTGGGTCATTTCCTGGTGATGGCATGTATGAGCCTCCTTTTCTATTTCCATTTTGAAAATATACACCTCTTGGTGGTTCGTCATACATACTTTCTACAGCTTTATATTTACCATTTTCTTCTTCAACATAATAAATTTCGTTTTTCTTAAAACGAGATAAATCCATTGCTAATTTTTCTGCTTCTTTTCTAGTATTAAATAAATCATCATCTTCATCATTTTCATTTAATAATTCTGCTTCTAATGATTTGATTTTTGCTTCGATTTCAGCTTTATGTTCATCATTTTTAGCTAACATCAAATCATGTTCTAAATCGGCTATTTGATCATAAACTGCTTCGTTTTCATTAATTACACCTTCTTGCAACTTCATCGTTTTTTCAGCACCAGGCATTTTCATTTTTTTAACGCCAGCTGAATTTTGAGGAGTTACAGACATTTCTTTAACTTTTTTAGGCATTGAAGTTTCTGCTTCTTTATCACCTAATGAGTCTTGAACATTTGATTTTAGTTCTTTGATTTTTACTTCAGTATCTAAATCACCATATCCTGACGATTTAAATTTACCTTTAGGTTCTTTTGGAGTACCTAAACCTGGAGCTTCAGTAGTAAATCCTAATCCCTTTTCACCAAACATACCATCTTTAGTATAGTGTAAAATATCTTTACCTAAGTTTTTAACAACCATAGCTTTAATTTCATCACCAGTTTTATCGTGGTTTTTTGGATCTTTTAACTCAGCATAAAATCCTTTCATGATTTCATTGAAGTTAATATTATCAGCATTTTTCATGTCTACGTTATCGTAAGCATGTTTTTGAGTATCAATAACACCTTTAGATGTTGTTTTTTCTTCTGCTTTAACTTCTTCAGCTAATATTTTTTTCCAATCGTAGATATCAAATCCTTTAGTGACAACATTAGTTTTTGATTCACTGATGATTTGTTTAGATTTTAATACGTTTGTAACTGTATTAAAGTCAGAATATTGATTGAAGTGTTGAGGGAATAATTCTCTAGCTTGTTTTAAAAACTGAGCTTTGTTTCCTTTACCTTCGTTAATTTGGTTGTAGTGTTCTTGTAATGTTGCCATTTTATTTTTTGTCTTTAAATAATGTTATTAAGTCGTCTAAGTAATCTACTGCTAAATCCGTACCGTATTTAATTTTAAAATCAGGAGATATTTTGTAATACTCCATTGTTTCAGTTTTAGCCTTTTTTAGTAATGGAAGTAAAGTATTTATCTTATCTTCTATTTTATCAAAATCTGTTATTCTAGTGTCTACGAATTGTTTTAAAGCTGGATCTGACAAATTTAATGAATCAACATATGATTGTGATGATTCTTCATTTTCATCTAAATTTTTAGTATTAACTGGTTTGAAACCTAACTTATAGTAATAAATATTTTCAGCGCCTTTAGCTTTTTTGTTTGGATTATATGCATATTTAGTAGCATATTGAGCTCCTTCACCTGGTGTAAATGAACCAGCACCTGCACCCGCTCCAGTAGCACTTTCTTCTTCTAATGCTTTACGAACAAGTTCTTTAACTAGATTTTCATCTATTGTTTGTAGTTGTTTATATTGGTTTGGATATTCTCTTCTGAGGTGAGTTCTAAATGTATTGTATAAAGTATTAAACCACTTATTAATTTCCATTAATTTAAGATCTTTTCTAACTTCATCATATGTTGTAAAATCCTTAAGTACTTTATTAAGTTCCTTAAATCTTTTATATACTAATGCATAATCAGCTTTGTACTTAACATCCCAAGAAATTTTACCTGTTTCTGTGTCAGTTTTTGGGTCGCTAAATTCAAATCCTGTTGGTTCTTTATTTTCCATTAATTAAATGTAGTTCTTCTAATAAATCACAATGTTGAAGTAAATTTACTAATTGATCGTTAGTTACTTTATCATTTTTATCTAATTTAACCAAAAGTGTAGATACTTCATTTATTTTAATTTTAGTAATTTGGTTTTTGGTTTTTTTATTTAATGTAACAAGTTCACTTTTAATTTCATTAATTTTAGAATTGTAAAATTCTTTTAATTTATTTGTGTTATCTACACTATTAATAAATTCTTTAAGAATGGATTTTTTATTATTACTAAAATCTGAGTATTTAGAGTTGAATTTTTCTAATAATATTTTATAAGTTAATATTCGAGTATCTTTATCTTCCTTAGCAAATTCATTCATAAATGTATCTGTTGATTTTGTTACTTTAGGAGATGCAGATATATGTTCTAATAATACTAATTTATTAGTTATAGTTTGTTCATGAGATACGTTTTTACCATCACTATATGACTCAATTAACGTATAAATTGCGGCATGAGATTTATAATTTGGAAGTTTGGTTTTAAAAAATTCTTCTAAATTGTAATGTTTTTTAATCTCATTAATTAAATTGTATTTTTGTTTTTTAAGCGACGTACGATTTAATTGCTTAGCACTTTCTAATACTGTGTTAATTATAAGTTCTGCTTTACCTTCTGACAAATTAGTGCGTTTAAGTAAACTATCATATAATTTGTATTCACGGCCTAATTCTGTTTTGCTAAAGTGTTTCTTTAATATATTAGTTGCCTCAGAATTTTTACCAGATAATGTATCTGCTGTAATCTGTCTTACTAACAATTCGAATAAAATGCCCGTGTTTTTGTACTTAGAATGTTTTATTAGCATTTAAATAGTTATTTTTATTATACATATGTTAATTTTTGGATTTAAACGCAAAATTTTTATATATTGTAGAATTATTTTTATCGACTATGAAAGTCGATTTTCATCTAACAATGATTCTTTAGCTTTATCAGTTTGAAATACTAATTTTTTATCCAATTCAGTTAAGAATTGTTTATTTTTTAGATATGTAATTTGAGCATTCTCGTTAATTTTACCATTATATTTTTGTTGATCATCGTTTTTCATTGAATCTCTACCTAATCTATCTTTACCAAATACATTATCTTGTGTATTAATATTTGACACTTTTTTTTCAGGACGTCCTAAAGTAGTATCATCTTCATATCCAGCTGGTACATTTCCTGGGTCAGATATTGTTCTACCTTTACCATATAATGAAGCTAAATCATGTGGTGTACCATAAGATTTACCTGTTTCTAATGGATCATTACCTTCTTCAGTTACTTGACCCAATCTGAATTTGCGTTTAGCATCTTGTAATATTAAATCTCTATATTCATCAAATTGGTCTTCACTAAAGTGAAACACATTGTGATATATCCAATCAGTTGGTAATAATTGGGCTTCCATAATATTTTTAGCTAAATCGACTTTTTCTTTCATTAACGCAATACGTTCTTGATCGTAAATAATTGATGGAGTTGTTAATGAAATTTCAAAATTAGTTAATGATTCACCAATAAAGCCTTGAGTATATAAATGTACTAATGCTATTTTATTTAATTCAGATAATATAATACGTTGAATTCTGTCAATTGTACGAGCAAAACGAATATCTTCAGCTGCTAATGTTGCTTTACCAGTTAAATCTTTTTCGTAACCCATAAATGCTTTAGGTACTTTAAGGGCAGCAAATAACTTATCTCTTAAATATTCAACATCCTTAATACCATCATACTCTAAACCTTTGGTTGTTTCAATTTTAGTTGATGTGTCATTACCACGAACTGGGATGTAAAAATCTTCTAACATGTTTTGCATGTTGTATTTTAAATTATATTCACCAGTTTGATGATCCATATATGGAGTTTTTTTCATTGTAGTGATTGTCTTCTTCATAAAGTTTTCTACTTCATTAGGAGGAATAGCACCAACATTTATATAAAATACACGTTTTTCAGGTGCACGGGAAATTCTATGAATTAACATAGCATCTTCCATCAATGTATATTGTTTAAATAATTTACGAGCTGGTTCAAGATATGAACGACCATAGGGAAGGTAGTTAACATCCGTTAATAATCTAAAATGAGCCATCTCAAAATTATCAAAATATATACCATTTGTTTCGTCAAATTGTTGATTAGGAACTGTAAATTGTCCTGTACCACCAACATAACCATCTGGACTAAATCTGAATCTTATTGATTGTGGATTTTTTATATCATAATTTTCTTGACGCATGATATGATATGCAGTGTAAGGAATAACATTATATACTCCAAATTTTTCTGAAATATCTAATTTCAAGAAAAAATCTCCATATTTACACATTTGTCTAACCCATGACCACATGTTAAATTCTATATTTAAAACATCATAGAATAAGTTGTATAATATTTTTTGTATATCTTCATCTGAACTACGAATTTGTAATACTTCACCCATTTCATTCTTTAATGAACATTCATCAGCGATGATATCTAATGCTGAAGCTATAATAGCATCAGTATCCATTACGTCATAATCAGAGTATAATTGTGCTCTTAAGTACTGATAATTGACATTTAATTGTTGTCCATAAAGTGAAGTAGCGTTTTGAGAATAAATTCTACTATATCGATCACCTAATGAGTTAGTTTGATATTGGCCACTATTTTGAATAGAGTTAACATCAATTACTTTAATGTCGTTTCCACCCTCATTTCGGATAATTACATCTGTTGAAAATAATCTTTTTAGTCTTGAAAATATGTCTGTATTTGCCATTTTTTATTTTTAGAGTAACCAAGAAATATCTTCACTTTGATTGTTGCCTACAGTCATTGAGTATGGATTATCCTTTCCCGATGCGAAGTAAGCCCCTTGTTGTTGATTTGGTCTTGATATATTGTTTATTGCTGCTTTAGTTAATTCTATTCCTTGTTGTTTATTCTTTAATGCTGTATCTCTAACGTACATTGCTATACTGTAAGACATAACTAAATCGTCATTGTACCCTGATTGTGCTTCTGCTCTTCCGTTTCTCCAAATAAATACTTTCATTTCTTCTATTAAACGTTTTGATCTAAGTATAACACTGTGATCACCAAAATATTCTCTTCCTTTGTTAATTAACAATGGGCGAGTTCTTAATGACATAGTAAAACCAGGTGTCATTTTTGATTGATCTTCATATTGACTAAGATACGAATCAGAAGCTGAAGAGTCACCCTTAGATGAATAATATAGATTTCTATATCCTCTTTCTATAATTGAGTCTAATGTCGACCAACCAATGTTTGCATTTTCAACTACTAACATTGCTTCGTTATATTCGGTAGCTATACCTACTAACATATATCCAAATTCTTTAGGGGATATTTGTCCTCTATATTCAGCTACTTGTGCATTAGTCTCTAAATCAAATATATGGAATGCTGAATAATCCTTTCCATCTCCTCTAGCAACGTCAGCTGATACTATGTAATTTCTTGTATAATCTGGGGATTCCCATATCCATAAATTTCTATCTACTCCTCTTCTTTCCATTGGATCAACTACATGAGTAGTACTCATATATTCAAGATGTTCAGGATAATATACTACATCACCAGATGTTGTAAAGTCACAGTCACATTCTTGAGCTGCTAATCTAGGATCACCTAATTTTCTATCTTGTTCTTTTCTCCAACTTTCATCTCGTTCTGGATGTACATACCAAGGTAATTTAATTGGTAAAAAGTCATTATTTTGAGATTCTGCTTCAACCCATGTTTTATGGAACCAGTTACCTGTACCAAATGGAGTTGATAATACAATTGCTCCACCACCTGTAGCTAAGGTTTGTTGAGCTGAGGCCCAAATTGGTTCGATATTTTCAATAAATGCAGCCTCATCTATTATTAATAAAGATACTGCTTCAGATCTACCTGCATCACCAGCTGCTGATACCGCTTTAACTTGTGATCCATTAGTTAATCTTAATGTTAATTTATTATTTTCTTCATGTGGTACTTTTAACCATGATGGTAAATTGTCATACATAAATTTTACTTTAGTTACCATGTTTTTAGCAGTTTCCTGCTTGGTAGCTAAACAAAGTACGTTTTTGTCTTTATGAAAAGTCATTAACCATAAAGAATATCCTGCTGCTAATGTTGATATACCTAACTGTCTAGATTTTAGTACTATAGAATATTGATTTTCTTTCCATAGATTTAATACTTTAGCCTGGAACGGGTATAAATTAAATATAACTCGCCCGCGTTGAGGATGTTGGATATTACAGTACTTACGCATAAAGTGACTTGGATCCTTTGCGCAAAGAATATATTCATCTCTTATTATTTGTTTTAAATCTTGTGACATTTATTTTTTTCCTATCTTCCAGTACATTTTAAAACTTATTATTGGTTGGAAATTTCTATTTAATCCAACCCCAATTCCATATGCTGAACTGTTTTTTGTTTTTAACATTAATTCTGGGCCAAAACTATTTATTCCTGATTTTTCGCCTGCTATGTTAAATCCATAATAAAATTCATTTCTTCTTTTAGTTATGTTATTAGTAATAGTTACTATAGGTAATGTAATTTTATATTTTATATCTCTTATTTTAATTTTATTTTGAGATATAGAATCATTTATGTATACTTTTAAAGTATCTGTTATTAATGAATCTTTATAAACATATGTAGAATAATAATCTCCTATTACATATGCTGTATCAATTACTTTAATTGTATCGTGAGTATATTGTATTTTTATATTCCATTTTGGAGTATATTTTGGAATCTCTTTAGTAATTGTAATATATGATGTATCTATAGTAGTAATAGTATCATGAATAGTTTTATCTTTTCTACCTAATCCATCACCAATACATTTTTGTAAAAAAATGATAATGATTAAAATTAAAATAATAATAAAATAAAATTTATTTTTCTTCATATTACATTACATCTGAAACTACATTTTTTAAACTAACACCTTTATCTTTAAATAATTTTTTAACATCTTCTCTAGCAATTAATTGTTTTAAAATTTTAAAGTCATCTGATGTTACTCGTTTTGCCACTGGTAATTTTTTGATTTTTGTTATTTTTGCTATTATACCGGCTTTAAGTTTAGTATATTTTTCTTCATCTGCAGGAGATAATTTTTTAGCATTTGAGTTTCCACCTACTACTTTTTCAGCTTCTTTATCTGCAGCTTTAATATCTATTACTTTAGGTTCTTCTTCAGTTGAATCTTCTTCCTCTTCTGATTTGTAATATTCATCATCCGCTACAACTAATTCATCGTCATCTACTTCTTTATCTTCTGGGTTGTCAGTTACTTTTGGAATGCCGATACTTGCTAAATCATCTTCAGGTGTAATTTCTTCTGGTTCAGCTTCTTCTCTTGGAGGTGGACCTGAAATAGCACCTAATTCCATAAGTTCTCTCATTATTGGATTTAATTGAGATGGGGCTTTAATACCTACAGCCACCATTATTTCTTTTGGTGTTACACCTGCATCACCTGCTTCTTCAATTTTATTTAAAATTCTTTCAATTATACTACCGGCATATGCACTTTTAATAGCAGCAAAATTTTCACCAGCTTTGATACTACTACCTTTACGAGCCTCTTTAATTTTTTGACCTGCTGTAGTAGTAATACTTGATACATTAGAATCTCTTTTTAAAGCATCTAATTCTGTTGGATTTTTATATGATACTGATTTAGTACCAGCTTTGCTAGTTACCATTGCTGTTGCATCCTCAGTTAATTCATTAATAATTTCAGTACGAATGTATTTATATAAGTCTTTGCGTTTCATTTATGTAGAGTTTTATTATAAATATTACAAATTTAAATAAGATTGTATTTGTCTGATTCTATCCTCATTAGAACCCGTTATAATACCAAAATTTTGGATACGGTCTAAATTTAAAGAACATAAATGTTTAATTGTTTTATCTATTTGTTTACGATATTCAGCATCTGTAGTACGTACATTATTATCTTCAATACCTACACCTGATGGGCTTACATAAAATATCCAATCATATTCATCAATAAAACGAGAAGCATATTCTTCAAATCCGTGTTTATCTGCGATGTCAATTGATTGAGCATTGAGTGTAAATGCCATAACATCTATTACTGTTCTATCCGTTATAACGTTTGTTTGAATTAATTCACTGCATCTTTCTGCTAAGAATACTGTTTGTCCTTTTAATGTACTATCCGTATTTAAAGGTATACCTAAATCACGTAAATATTTACTACGTTCAGTAGAAAAATTATAGTGTTTAAATTCAGGTAATTCTTGTAGCGATTTTACTAATGTGGTTTTTCCAACCGAGACTGTTCCTGTAAATCCTATTTTCATAACTTTTGTTTTTGTAAATGTACAAATGAAGGCTTGGTAATCCAAGCCCTCTAATTTATCTACCTCTTCTTAATATTCCACTATCTACTAAACGTCCTAGTGGTGGATTTATTTCTTGTGATGTTTTATTTTGTCTATATTCTTCAGATAATTTATCTAATAAATCCATAAGTAAAATACCAGTTTCACCTGCATCTTTTATTATTTGAATTGTATTACCTATCCATTTAAATCTTTCAGTTTGAGCATATGAACTGATTAATGTGTCAGCTTTTGTTAGGTCTCCAATTGTATAAGATTGAGCTGGGCGAGCCATTTCCTTTAACTGTTTACGTACAAGTTCTTTTAAGTTTTTCATAATTTATATTTAAAAATTTTCAATAAAGTCAGGGTAGTCGTTATCTTCCATGAATATAAATATTACGAAAGCAAGGCTTCTGCAACATAAATTCCATGCGCACCACTAACAGTAATACCACGAGCACTTAATGCATCACCAACAAAATGAACATTTGGATATTTATTTAATGATAAGTCAGTATAATTTACTAATGGTTCAGGACTTAAATATTTTACTTCAGGTATATACATTCCCCAATCATCACCCATTTCAGGGAACACCTTTTTCATGTCATCAATAAAATTAACAATATATTCAAAGTATGGATTCATCACTTCTGTTACTTTAATTAACTCTAACCAATCTATTTGTGTAGCAGATACAGTTGTACATTCTGATGTTAATCCTGGTTTACGAGTATTGCCTGGTGAGTAATACAATCCTGTTCCATTTGATTGTAATTTATCAACTACATCTCTTGACCATTTAAATGGATCTTCAATACCTTTAATTTCCATTAAGATACCAAAGTTAGTCATGTCGTTCCGGAATTGTTCTCCTTTTTTGGCGTGACCATTGTAACTAACATCACCATAAGTTTCTTCAACAGCCACATAAGCAGCGTTATTGTTAGTACAAAAGCTACGTAAAGAAATATTATCAAATTTCTGATAAAGTTTGAAATCATAAGATACATCGATTAATTTTTGGAAATATTTTTGTGGTGCTTCAAATCGAACACCTATTTGTACTGATTTAGGTTCATTAGGTAATTTATAGTCATCTGCTAATTTTTGAGCAAAATCAATACCTGATTTGCCTACTGCGAATATTAATTTATCGTACAATATTTGAAATACATCATCGTCACTTTTCCCTTGATGTACATTAAGATATCCACAAACCTCTTCATCTTTAAATGATATATTATCCACTTCAGCATTCCATAAAAACTTAACACCTTTATCAACTAAATATGAGTACCAATTTTTAGCAATTTCATGTAAATAATTTGAACCGATATGCCATACAGGGAATAAACGTAATCCAAAATATGGTTTAATAAATTCTGGTTCTTCAATTGGGTTGGATAAAGATATTTCTTCTGGTTTAGGATGGAAACGAGTAAAGTTATCTACTACTTGTTTCATTAAATCCATTGCTTTGTCTTCACCACAATATTTTGCTAATTGCCCTCCAATTTCAGTATGATATGTTAATTTACCGTCACTCCAACCTCCTGCTCCTAACATACCTGTCATTACTTCTTCAGGTAAACGATTGTGTGGGTCATTTCCTTTATCAATGATAGTAATAAGTTCACCTGGGTATCCATTATCTACTAATTTAGTTGCAGCATTTATACCTGCAACCCCACTTCCTACAATTACTATTCTTTTATCCATTCTGGTTTGTTGTTTAATTTTTTCCAATCTAATTTTTTAATTTTTACTTTATCTAATATATAAAATCTTTTATAAGCATCCAAAGTATTTGGTCCTTTAAATTCATCAGGCATACATTGTGGGGGGGTTATAAACTCATTGTTAGGAATATTAGGTTCATTTATTTTACACCATTCTAATACTTCTTTTGTTTTATGAGATTTACCATAGCGTTTTTCAAATTCATTACAAATTTCTAAACCATGAGCTATAAGCCATCTATAATGTTGGATAGATTGTCTTACCCATATTGTTGATGGGTGGTTTTTATGAGCACGTTTATATGGTGCTTCTTTACCTGTTTCCCAATGAGCGGTACAACACATTTGTGCAGATTCAATTTGCATTTTTCTAATATGATCATCTGCCAGCTCACGTGCTGCAATGATTGGGTCTTCATTAATATAAAATATATTCATAACCTTTATTTTTAGTAAATATAAGTTATTTTATTAAGTAAGCCAAATTAAAGAGGCCCGATCCTTTAAATAAGATCAGGCCACTACTCCTTTAACTTTGTTATATTCGAACACGCAATGAATGTGTTCTATAAAAATTTATTTCTTTAACTTATCTTTGTATTGTGCTTCAGTAATTACACCAGCTAATTTTTGCATGTGTAAAAATGATTCATTCATATATTCTGCTTCTCCATCATACATTGCTTTATCAATATCTGCAAATGAAATACGATTTCCTTCTGCATCATACATTCCTTCTTCGTTTGGAGTGCCATCAGCATCAAATCTTTCATCTTCATCAAAATTTTCCATTCCTGGCATTGATAAATATTTTCTATCTTTTGGATCTACTTTATATGGACCATCTTCTGCGTTTTCATCAATTGAAACTTCATCAACGATTTCTTTTTCTTCAGTATCTTCTACTTTTTCTCCTTTATTAGCTTTTGATTTAAGTTTTTCTAACATTTTTTCATGTTTAGCTAAACTTTTCTCTAATATTTTAATTTCTTTAGCAAATTCTTTTAATTTGTTTTCATCAAGCATATCATGATAAGCTTCATCGATGCCCTCCTTACTTATTTTCTTTTCACGAAGTTCAATAGCTTCTCGAGTTTTTAATATTTTTGACTCACAAGCTGAAATATCTCCCGCCTCATTTATTTCACTAATATAATTAGTAATTGATTCGCGGATTAGTTGTCTTAATTTACTCATTTTTTGTATATTTTTAATTTTAATGTTTTTGTACCTTTAATTACTCTATGATACTCGTGTTTTGGTATAAATATATGGCTTTCTAGTAAGATCGGTAATTTATTATCTAACTGTATTTTCCAATCTGTTTCACCAATTATTTCTAATGTACGACTTTCATCATCACGATGCCACATTAATTCGATTGGATCGATGTTTTCATCAAATTCACGAATAATGTATTTATCAGTAACTTCTATGTCGGTGTATGGGGTCATTCTGGGGTATTGTCATGTCCACATTTGTGACAAATGTATAAATCATCTCCACCATCTACAATTTTCCATCTCCACCCACAGTTATCACAAATGATTTCTGTTTTGGTTACTAATTCTTTTAATATATCTATTAGTTTAATCATTCTCCTTTACGTTCTTGCCAATCATAAGATATAACATCTTTAACTATAGGACCTCCTTTAGCCCATGTTCTACAAGTACGAGCTGAATGGCATTTAAAACTATGCATCCAACAATATCCTAGTTTACCATCATCATCTGATAATGATCCAGGCATACAATCTTCCATTCTTGGAGATATATCAAATGCAGCACAATTACCACATAAAGATTGTTGAGCAGCTTCAACCGTTGTATCCCAATGTCCTGCTAATTCTTCCCAGAAATCTCCAGGTTCATCAACATTTAAAGGACCATATTTAATATAATCTGCTTTAATGGATGAGTCTCTATTTTTAGTGTTAAGTTCTAAATTTTGAGTGGGTAAAGGACAAGACATAGCTGCCTCATATAATTTACCTTCAGTTAAATATTTTCTTAAATCAAAGTTATTCATATTGTTTAGTATTCTTCATATCCTTCATCTTCATCTTCTTCTTTTGCTGGTTCCATATAATCTAGAGCCCAACGTTTTTGAGATGATGTTAATCTATCATTGATAATATTTTCAATAAATGAAACGAATGCAGCTGCATCATCTTCTCTATATAAATTAGCTAAAAATAATTCAAATGCTACTTTATCACGAACATTAGCTTCATTATATAATCTTTCTAATGCTTCTTGAATATGTGTACCTACAGAAAAATCTTCTGGTTCATATCCTAATTGATCTGTAGCATCTACTGTTGCTTGGTTTTGTTCTTTGCTTTTAGTAAATCCTTGTAATGATACAATTTCGTATAAACCTTTAATAATTTCATGAATTAAAAATGGAAATATTAAACCAGTTGCTCTGATTTTTAATTTACCTTCTTCCTCATCAAATTCAGCTTCTGATTCACCACCTTGAGCTTCACCACCAGCACCACCTGCTAACATAGCTAAGAACATTGCTAATGCTTCTTCATCATAAAATATACCGAATACTTTCTTTAATGTTTCACCATATTTGTCTACACTATTATCTATACCGGCTAAAGTTTCATTATAACTATCTAATAAGTTATCGGGAACTTCATTTAAGAAATCCATAAATGGTTTATCTAAAGCACCTCTAATTGAAGCACCTTGAGTAATAGCATTTATAAGTCTTCTTTTAGCTACTTCGTCATTCATTATATCTACTGAAGGTAAATCAGATGATGGTTCTTCATCAGGTGGACTACCTCCACCTTGTAATTTAGCTTCACCTAATGTTGCTTCTATTTCAATATCAAATTCTTCAATAACAGGATACATTCTTTTAACCATATCTACAGCTAATTTTTCTAATTGGCTTTTATATGGTGCTTCATCTTTCATTAACTCAGAAATTAATTCTTGAGAACGTTGAAGGACCTTCATTAATTTTTCGTTACCAAGCATTCTTTCTCTTGATGTAACGTTTTTACTTTTTAGGTTTTTAATGGTTTCTGGATCCTTAAATATATCCTTATATTGTGCTTCGTTCATTATTTCTTTTTTAATGATTTATATTTTTTTACAATGTCAGCTATTCCTTTAGACATACCTTCTTTTTGTGCTTTTGGTTTAGTCTTTGGATTAATATTAGGATTTGGATGTAATGGGTTTTTGCTTGGAGTTTTAGTTGGAGTAGTTACTTTTTCTTTCTCCTTTGCGGGTGCGTTTTCAGCTAAAACTGCTCTAATCTCATTTTTAATAAGATTTTTTAATTCATTTAATTTCATATTTGGTTTGTTTTTAATTTTTCTATTATAAAAATCTACTACTTTTTTAGTTTCATCAATCATTGTTGGATTTGAAGACATAAATTCAGCAATAAATACTTCAGCTAGCTCTCTTGCTTGTAATGCTGATAGTAATTCAGTTGGTGAATTTAATCTAACGTATTCTTGGCCTGGAATAAGTATATAATTGCCATTTCCTGGTTGTATATTAATTGATGCTATCATAGTACCATTAGTTAATCTAATAAAATATATGCTACTAGGTCCAGAATTCCAAGTACTCACAACTCTACCTCTATTTCCTAATTGATTATTACGGCGAGAAGCTCCTCTAGATAAACCTGTTTCTTGTGTAGCTATTACTAATCTATTTCTAACTGGTCTAGGTAATCCATTAAATGCTGTTTCTAAACCTCTTCCAACCATTAATTCAAATGTTGGTGTTCCACCTGCTGCTGGTGCAGCTACTGGTCTAGGTGCACCTGCTACTCCTGCTGGTCTTCCTCTTCTAGGTACTCCAGGTTGTGCTGCTGCAGGTGCTGCTTGAGCTTGTCCTGCTGGTGCTTGAACTGTTGTTCCTAATATTCTACTTGCTTGAGATGATGATAATGCTCCTTTAACTATTTTGCCAGTACCCGATATTCTCTTACTATCTCTTGGATTTCTAGTATTAACAAGATAAGCTTCATTTTCATAAATTGCTGGTTTGTACATACTACCAGCAACCATTGGTGGTAATGCTTCTACAAATGCTTTTCTTTGAGAAGGTAAATTATTAAGAACTCTCATTAATTGTTCATCGGTGTATGATGCATTTTTATTTCTTAAATAAGCAAAATATTCTCTCCAAATGTCTGCTGTTAATCTCGGAGTATAGTTAATATATTCATTCCATGGACGATCAACACCATATAAAAATTGAAATGGATTGCCTTGAGCTGCATCTGTATTAAATGCCCCTATACCATTTTCTAACGGAATTATTACAATACCATCTTTTGTTCTTTTATCATATGGAGTATTCTTTAATATACTAAGAAATGAATCTTTATCTATTTGGTCGGGTATATTTTCTTCTGCAAATACTAAATCTACTGCTGATTTTTGAAAGCCACTATTTTCAGTTTCTGATGCTAATATATTTTGTACTTCATCACTACTAAATAGGATTGGGGAAATTTTATCTCCTTCAATTTTATAAGAAGTAAATGAATTTGAATCTAATAAAATTTTACCATTTTCAGTATCTTTAACTATAATGGCTGAATTTGGGTCTTGTTCTGCTTTTTGGAGAACTTTAGTAATAAAATCTTTATCTATTATATCTGCACTAGCTAATTTAATTAAATTATTAAATGGAATTTCATCTATTTTAGGATAATCTAATAAAAATTTAGCTGTTCTTTTATTTAATTTAATACTTGGATAATCATCTTCTGCTGTAAAAACTCCTACATTAATGTCTGATCCAAATGTTAACTTAACTATAGCTTCACCATTTTTGGTTACATATATTCTTTCGTCATTTTTAAGATCCCACTTGTTTAAAATAGTTAATAATTTTTTAACGTCAAATGGTAATGTTTCTTTTTGTAATTCTTTTATATCTACTAAATTATGTAAATTAGCAGTTATAGATTTTCTATCATTAGCTGAAAATTTATCTAAATTTTTGAGTAATAACATTGGATCTACTACACCAGGAGTAACGGCTGCGAATGCCGCTAATTGAGGATAGTTAGGTAAGTAATTAGCTACAAATTCTTCATTTGTAATATCATTAAATATTTTGCTTTTTTTTCTAACTACTAAATATTGCTTTTTTTCGTTAAAGGGCATACTTACCCATTGACGTATAGATATTTCACTTCCAGATTTACTATATACCTGAGTTGCTTTTTCTTTTGATGATAAAGGAACATTTTTAAGTATATTTTTGATATTAGGAATTTCATTTAACCAAGGAATATCTGAAGTTAATGTACTCCATCCCATTGGTGAAGATTCATTTGGGCTGTTATCTCTAGGGGTCCAAACATATTTACGATTTTCCTCTTCATCTCTAACTTGAATAGCAACAAAACTTAATTTATTACTTTCTGGCAGATTAGTATTACTTATTAAGTAAAATGATGGGTAACCTTTACCTCCACTGTATCTATAGTTTCCAAATGAACCTCTAGTTATACACCATGGAACATCATTTCTATGTCTTTGACATAATTCTTCATTTCCACCACTATAAACAGTATACCCGTTTTCACTATATATTACATCTGGACCTTCTTCTTCTTCAGAATCTGCTCCTTCAGATGAAGATACTAATTTAATTAATTTAGATAAAGGCCATCTACGTAAATCTTTTTCCTCAATTTTAGGTGAATTTTTTAATTGATCAAAACGTTCAATATATTTTTTAAGTTGTTCGTCTGAAATTTTAATGTTTAAGTCATCAGCTTCCTCTTTAAACTTATCCATTAACCTTTTCATCTCACCATCTGAGTATTCGTTAAGTGGGAATAAATTTCCTATTACGTGTGTTATGAATTTGTACGTGTTTTCCATCTATTATAAATATACTTATTTTTTAGGTAAGAACCAATTTTATTTTGTTTTTCCCCATTTTTTACCTTTACCAGGTGTTTTACATTGAGATGGTGTGGGGCGACATGATGGGTATTTTGAGCGTTTTTCGCCTTTTTCTCTACCACATGCTTTACATTTTGTTTTACCATCTACTTCGCGACAAGTATTACAATCAACCCATCCACCTTTTTTACCTGGGCACCTTTACGTGAAAACCATTTACGTAAAGATTTATCTTCTTTTAACATTTTTTTAATAACCTCTTTAACTTTAGCATATCCTGATCCATATGGAGTAGCTTTACCTGATTGTGGGTTATCTGTTTCTTTTAAATCTTTCCAAATATTACCTTTACGACACCTAACAATAGCACCTGATTTGTAAGCAGATGGTTTATCATACTTACGATCAGCAATTCGTTTACAACGATCTTCAAGGAGTAATTCTTTTAATATGTCTGTTAATTTAATCACTATATCCCAATATTAATCAATTGTGGATTTTTAACTTTAAATGTAACTACACCAACTATATTATTAATGTTATTAATAACTTGATTAAGTGTTTCTATATTAAATTCGCCATTTTTTAAATAAGGATATGGATCTATTTTAACCATTAATCTATTATATGAACGGTTCTCTTTGGGTAAGCGAGGTATATATTCATTAGTATCAATTGTAGTAACACCAGTTATCGCACGGATATCTGATAATAATTGAGATTGTGTTTTCTTGTTATTATCTGAAACAAGTAATCCTTCAATTTTATACAATTTTTCTTCAGAGCCTTCACTTAATGCTTTAAGTATTTCTTCTCTAACTAATTTTCTAAGTTTATCCATTACCAATATCCACTAAATGTTGATTTAATTCCTAATAATTTAGCATATCTAGGTAAGCGACAGCTCCAATATGATGCTTTTGTTTTATCCTTTTTGTTAGCACAGTCATGACGTTTTGCAAATGCTTGACGTGCTTGTGGGTTATTTATTTTTGCAGATAATCCTGATGTATCACCAAAGCTAACTTTTTTAATTTTACCTTTGTCTCTTATATACACATAAAATTTCTTAGATCCACCACGTTTTGGTTTATTTAATGGTGGATTCTTTTTTTTATCTTCTGATATAGGTTCGTCAGCAATTTTTTCTTCGTCTGCTGCTAATGCATCATCTTCTAACATAGGTATGTCTAAGGCTACTTTTTTACCTTCAAACATTCCATATTCACCTAAATTCGTTTCTAATATAATTGCTTTATCATCATCATTTAAATGAATAGCATTGCGAGAATATAAATAACGCGCTTCAGCCCATAAATCTAAAAATGCTTGCGAACCATATCTGAATGTATTTTCAGTAATTGCTAATTTATTTTTAACATGGTATTGCATATTTTCGGTCATTAATATACGAGCACCTAAACTTTCGTTAAGTACTGGACCCTTATTACCTACATTTTCACATGAATGACAACCACAATTGCATGTATCTTCTTTAAGCGGCTTAGATAATGCCTCTTTGATTAATCGTTTTATAAGATCTGCGTGTTTCATAGTTATAAATATTACTTAGGTTCAATATATATCACAAACCTTACTCGTATATTATCATTTTTACCTATAAAAAAAGATTTAGTACCTTCAGATGTTTTGCCAGTTAATAAAGAAGATATTATGAATTTTTTAACATCTAAGGTTTTTAGACCATCTTCTAATTGTTTAGATAATATATCAGATTCTTTTCCTTGTTTAGATTCTATTTCATCTGCTATTTCATCTCCTAAAGCTGCTCTATATAGTAATTGACTACTAACTATTCGGATATCAATATTTGGAGAACTAGTTTTTGAAACAAATATGTAAAATTTATTAGGATCATTTACATAGAAGCTGGTTTGTAGTTGAGTATTTATTTTATCATCCTGCATAGATTTTACTTCAACTATTTTACCATCTATCATTAAATCTTCACCTTTTCCTTTAGGTATTTCTTTAGCTTCAACATCACTATCTTGAGATATAATATAATTTTTAATACTATTTTCTATTGCTACTCCTCTATTAGATAAATCTTTATCTACATATGACCTCCAATCTTCAATAGTATTAATAGTATTTGGGAAAATATTAGCTATTTTACCTAAATTAGATTTATATTGTTCATAAGTTAATTTAGATAAATCTGTAAATGTTTGGAGTTTACTAGGACCTTTTTGTTTTCCTGTTAAATCTTTAATTGTTGAATCTAAATTTTCATTTAATTTAACTCCTAATTCATTTAATATTGATTCCATTAACAACATATCCTGCTCATTGTTCATGTCAGGATATCCTTTGGTAAATTTATATGAATATTTTTTTAAAAATATATCTAATGTATCCATTATGCTGTTGGGGGTGTTTCTTCTGTTGGGGGAACTTCATCGATTGGTGTTTCCGGTGCTATTGATGTATCAACGGGCGCGTCTGCTGAGGTATCAACTGGTGCTCCTTCTTCTGTTTTCTCAATTCTAACACCATATGCTAAAATTCTAGCTATTGATTCTACACAGTTTTGTTCTTCACTTAAATTTAATAAGTAATATTTTTTGCCTTCTACTTTACCAATCCATGTTCTATCAGTATAAATCAAATAAAATACTTGATCATTTGCTAATATAATACGAAATGTAGTTGGGCGTGGTGCTACCCATTCAATGTCTTTAATAAACAAATCATATTGATCTGTTAGTAATTTTACTATAGTGTCAAGTAATGTTGGGAATTTAACTAATACTGGAAAACGAGCTGTATCTAATGATATTACTTCTGGTGAATCTAAATCCACTTTATCAGTTGAATCCGATGATTTAGTTGAGTATACTTTTTTAACTATACTTTTAATTCTATCTCTTAATTCGTTTTTAGTCATTTTTAGCTTCGTCAGGGGTGATTATTGTATCATAATCATCCATAGTTAATGTTACACCTTTTTTACATAACGCAATTAAGTTTTCTGCTGCAAAATGTAAATCCATATCTGTTTTAGCATCTTCTCTAGCATATTCCAACATACGAATTAATAATGGAACATCCATCATAATTACGTCTTCAGGATTTTTTTCTTTATCTTCAATTGGAGCTACAGGTTTACGTGTTTGAACATATTCAGCTGAATTGATTTCTTCAATAGGAGATTTCTTTAAGGCTTGCTTAATCATCTCTTTAATTTTTTGTTTACTTTCTTTTTCAGACATATTCTTTGCTAATTTAATTGCTCTACCAGTCATAACAGCTTCAGCTTCCCCACCATAATCTTTTATAAACTTTTCTTTACTTTGTTTATATTGACTATAAAGTTGGTTTTTTAATTCCAATTCTCGTGGGGTAAGTGATGCCATATTTTTTACTTCGCTTTAGCTTCTGCTACGGATGCTTTATTGTAAGAAGCGATAACTTTTTTCATTTCGCTTAATGCTTTTCTAGCTCTTCCTTTTGCTGCTTTGCTTGTTTCTTCGTGATTAGTTTTTGCTGTTTCATACAACCCACTAATTTGTTCAAATAGTTCTTGAGTACTCATTTTGTTTTTGTTTTTATTGGTTTATAACTGTTAATTTATTTATTGCATACCTTGCTGACCCAATACTTGAGTGCGTACAAGCATTGTAATAGTATTACCTATTTGGTTCATTAATTTTTCGTCACCTAATGTTTTAGCTTGAGCAAACGCTTTTTGCAATGAATCCTGTATAGATTTTACTGTTGGGTCGATATCACCTATATCACTAGTTGCTGTAGGTACTGTATTTATTGCTGATTCTTCACCCGATGGTTCAGCTGGTAATTGTTCATCACCCATATTAAGATCAACATCTACGTCTTCTTGTGGAGCTACATTTTCGGGTTTGTCTTTTTTCTTTTTAGCTTCATCTAAAATCATTTCACGGATGTGTGCTTTTAAAGCAGATTTAGACATTTTTGTATTTTCCATTGACTCTTTGATAAGTACTTTACCAAAAGCCAATTTTTGCATATTTTCGAATGAATTAGTCATTTTAATGTTTTATTATAAATATTATATTTTTAATGTCTATGTAAATAATCTGTAAGGATTGTGCCTATTGCACCTACTTTTTGTCTTATTAAAATCCATTCATCCAATGTAAGTTTATGTTCTTTACTATAATATGATATAGTTAATGAACCAATGAAATTATCATTTAGATCGTTTATAGCTAACATATACATCGATTTAGTTTTATATTTTTTACCTTTAACCTGAAATAATCCACAATCAATTTCATTATTAGAACAACTTGGTATAACTAATTCGTTGTCTTTATATAATAAAGAAAATACTTTTGGAAATAAAGATACAGGTATATTTTGAAATGTTTCTTTTATTGATGTAGCTTTATTAGTAATTCGTTCATAGAATATACTAAATTTTTTGATTGATTTACCTGTTGGATAAAAATGACCACCATTATGAAATTGGGCAATACATATTCTATCACATTCTAATTCTTCTAAAAGGAGTTCAAGCTGTGTGTCTACTTTTTCATGAATATTTATAGATTCACCTACCACATCTCTGTTAGGTTTTTTAGATATGAATTTTATCTTAACCCATTCTACAATTATGGGTCCAAGTATTGCTGTTGTTAATGCTGTTATAATTGTTAAAGTTATTGTACTCATATTATTTTTTGAGGCCTTGTAAGTACTTAATTGTTTCTTCTTTATTTTCTAACAACTTATTTTTTGATGAACCTACCCATTTTTCGATATCACCAGCTTCTGTAATAAAACTTTCATTTGAACCATTTATAACTTCATCCATCCAAACACTATAATCTGTAATTACATGTTCTATATCTGAGTTGATGATATTTTTCTCATATTCTTCCCATAAACCTAATACACGCAATTCTGTTTCAAAGTCAATTTGACAATTGAAGCATCTTTTATACTGAATGTAAAATAGTTTATCGTATTTATTTTTCATTAAATTAGAACAACAAGGGCAAAATAAGGGAAGTGTAACCTCCTTTTTTGCTTTATCTAGTTTAGTAATATTTTGTTTGATGCCGTTTTTAATGGTCCATTGTCTTCCATCTACTTCCCACACATCACCTTCTTCATGAAAGTCTTTTTGCTTTTCATAACCTACACCTGTAGTGGTTTTCTCTCCATGTTTATTTTGAACGAGATTACGTATACGTTGGATATCTTTTTGCTTGAAATCCTTTTTTAAAACATTTTCAGACATATTATTTTTTAATGTTTTTTCTAATGATTTCTTTAATTGCTTCGCGTAATGAATCTTCACTTGTCGCTACTTTATCATCTATAGTATAATCGATTTTAGCATTATTCATAACTGTGTAAATGATATTTTTAGTTACTTGTTTAGATGGATTTTTACTTGTTGGGAAATGTAATACTTCTCCTTGGATAGTCCAGTTTAATAAACTGGGTCTTGATTTTAATGTTTTAATAAAATCATCTTGTGCTTGTTTTGTTTTAATTGGGAATGGTTTACCATTTTCTTTTTCTTTTGCTTTTTTAGCCCAAGGTTGACTAGGTCCAAAATGTGCTTCAACAGCTTTATTTACATCAGTAGCTGAGTTTCTTAAGTTAGATATATATGCTCCGTAATTATCTATATTTTCTAATGCTTTAACTACTTCTTCAACAGATAAGGTAGTTGGAGTAAGAACTAAGTCATATGAAGCTTTTTGCATTGCATTATCTCCATCCATTTCTTGTTCTACTAATTTGTATTTGTAAATCATAGTTAATTATTATTTTTATCTCTGTTTCCTATTTCATTAATATACCCATAACTATAGGCTATCTCAGTTGTCTTAAATAATGGTTGTTGATTTGTATAATGAAAACATTGTTTTTGTTGCTCTATATCTACTAAGTTAAAACTTGAACATGGTTTAATATGATCTATTTCCCATATTATCCCATGATTTTCCCAAGTCATTTCTGGTTTGAATTGTTGTTCTAGATATTGTTTTAAGCTATGTATATCACACCCAATTAAATTAATAACAGAAGTGTGTTTTTTTCCTTTACCTTTTCTAATATAGTTATTTATTTGAACTCTTAATATACATGATATTTTATTTTTAGGGATATTTCTCCATTTTTTTATTCTAGCATATATATGTTCTTTATTTTTTAAAAAATATTCTTTTTTATATTCTTTATTAACATTTAAATTATATTTAGAATTCCATTTATTAAAACCTTTACTTTTTCTATATTCCTTTTTACATTCTTTACATAAAGGATCTAAACCTAAAGTATTACCCGAGTTTTTATAATATTCACCTATTGGTTTACCTATATTGCATTTACTACATATTTTCATAAGCCCAATTTTTTCAAATCATTAATTGTTTGTTCTGTTGATGTAAATAATATACCAATTCCTCCCCTACTATTCCATTCACTAATGGTGTCAGGGCGATCATCAATAAGTATTGAATTTTTCTTTGAATAATTTTGTTTTTTTTCTCTGTCAGCTAATATTAATTTAGCTCCTGGTATGTTTTCACTTACCCATAAACGTTTTCCATAGCGTGATGATGCCTTTTGTGATGGAGCTGATAATAAATCGGGTTTGTATTTACTAATATATGTCCATAAACTTTTACCATCTGACATCCAAGGTATTTTAGACCAAAATATGTAACCTATTTTATCTATTAATTCCCAAAACTTATCTGTTCCAAATTTAGATTCAAATGCTTTAGGACTTATTCTAGCATATTGTTCAAATTGTCTATCAAAGTCACATAATACACCATCCATGTCACAATATATTTTGTATTGTTGTGTTGGAAGTGCTTCTTCTTCTTTAATTTGTCGATATATATCTGTTAATTTATACATCTGTTCTTTTTAGTACTATAAATTTTCCTTTTTCTCCTGATTTGGATGTAAAATTTAAACCTGCATCTTTTCTTGAATACCCTGGAAGTTTATTTGTTTTGGTTAAGTTATTGTAAATATTTCCGTATCCACTTTCATCTAAACTTGATATTCCTATATATTCTGGTTTTTCTTCTTTAGTAAAATCTAATATAATTTTATATATTGTTGATAATATTTTTATATAATTTTCTCTAGCATTTTTTGTTGGTAAAGAAGGATTGGGATTTTTATTTCCAATTTCATGAAAATCAATACTATAAAATGAATTACTACTATATGGATTTTTATCCAATTTTATTATTCTATAATTATAATCATGTTCCCCCACAGTAAAATCTCCATTATTTAAATCACCATATATTTCAACAGCATTGTTCGGATTAAGAGTTATTTCATTTACTTTTAATTCATAAAGTTGAGAAAAAATTTTATTTGAAAGCTTTTGAGTGTAATTATATTTTGGGATATCAACAATCCATTCATTTATATTATTTTTTAAATTATCTTCCCAATTTCTAAAGGTAATATTTCCGTTTAAATAAGCTTCTTTTTCTAATTCAAGTAACTCATCATCTTCATTTGTGTTAGTAGTATTAATATTTTTTAATCTACCTTCATTATCTTGAATACGATGAATCATTTCGTGAGAATATGAACGCAATACATCTTTTGGATGTCTGTTCAATGTAAATAACGTTATTGAACACTCATTTGGATTATAATATGCTGTTTTACCAAATATACCATTAGCGTTTTCAGAATCGTTGTCTATTATTTTAATTTTAGGTAAAGGTAATACATTCATATCATTTTCTATCATATATGTAGTCAATGATAACATTGCATCCTTTAATGTAGTTGGTAATGAATCATCACATCCACAGTGTTCTTTTAAAATATCAGATGTATCTATATCTTTAGGAAGAAATTGAGAAACATCTTGATCATTTTTTAAAGCAATTCTTAAATCTGTAGCGCTCAAATTTCCTGCTGAGCCATCATAATTTTTAACAACTGTGTTTTTAGGTACTTTTCCAAATCTTTTTAAATCTTCTTCTTTTCCAAATACAGCTATATAATTTGGTCCAACCTTTTTATCCATTATTTCATATGCTGATTTTACTGGGGAATTAAATGATAGTTGTTCATCATTATCTCCTTTAAAAGGTAAATTATCAGATATGTATATTTTAACATTACTAGGTATTAATCCTTTTTTACGATATAAATCAAATAATGCTACACTTTGTTGAGCAGTTATAGTTTTTTGGTTTGGTTTTTCTTCTGAGGATTTTGGAGAAACTAATACATATACTTCATCAGCATCGGCTGCCGCTGCTTGTATACGAGCTAAATGATCTTTATGTGGTGGTTTAAATTTACCTGGAAATATAGCTATAGTAGGTTGTGTATTAATATCTTCTAAAATAAATGGTTTAATTAATCCCATTATTAATGGGTTATATTTTTCCTCTAAAGAAGCTACTGTATCTAATGCTTGTTGTTTTTTAATACCTTTTTCAATTTCTTTTTCAGCATCGCCAACACGTATATTTTTAGCAAACATTCCTTTAAGGCGATCTATAGATCTTCTATTTTTAAATTTTTTAATTTTAGATACAATATCTTCAAATTTATCTTTTTCAATATTAATACCTAATGATAGTAATATTTTTTTAACATCTTCAAAGCTATTTGACTTCCATATTTGTTTACCCTCATTTTTACCTACAGGAACAATCCTTAAAGTTAATTCTGCTGGGTTTAAATTAAAATCATATTCTTCACCTTCACCTGGTTTTTCAGAACTTGCAATACCTAAATCATTAAATAAATTTTCTACTTGTTTTTCATCTAATTCAGTAAATATTGTTTTAACTAAACCTATAGCTAATGTTTGTTCTTGGGCGGGTAAATCTAACATTTGAAAAGCAAATTTACCTTCTTCTTTAGTAACTGTTACTATATTGTCAATTTGAACATATTCTCCTTCTTTATTTGCTATAGGATATAATGTAGAAACAATATTACCATGTATAAAGTATTTTTTATTTTTAGACGGAATAACTGGAACTTTATCGTTTTGTGTTAAGAAACTAGCAAATTGTTGCTTAAGTTCTTTTTTATCACCTTCAGGAAACGATACAACAATGTCTATATCCCCAAATATATCTTTTTCAGGTCTAGAACGTACACCAGTGATATTATAAGATTTATCTAGTCCTAATGGTTTTAAGATGTTATCTCTATAGTCACGGATTGTTGTTTTTAAATCCTCTTTATTTATACGTGATCCGCCTGCTGCTCCACTCATAGTAATTAAATATTGTCAGGAACATATGCTCCTGCTCTTCTTACAGCCTCTTTAAACATATCTAATGTTTTAGTTTGGTCTTCAGGTTTTAAATTAGTTTTAATATAACTCATTAATTTAACATAATTGTTAACTACATCCATAGTTAATGATTGTTTTGGATTATATTCTTTATTAAATACTTCTAATGCTTCTTTAGGTTTATCAGCAATAGTTTCACCTGTTTCTTTACGAACAAATCCTCTACCACTTTTAAATGTATATCCTAAAGCTGCAAACATAGCTAACATTAATTGCCCTCTATGTAAACCTTTAATATTTGGATCATCTTTTGGTAATTCAGAATTATATCTAAATTTTAACCAATCCATATCTCCAATATCCATGTCTAATTGGGATCTAGAATCTAATTTTTCTCCTGAAGTAGCATATTGAGGATAAGAAAAATGTATAGACCCTGCTCCTGATGCTTTATCGCTAGCATATAAATCTCCTCCACTAGCATTAATTTTTTTAACAATTAATTGAATTAATGATTTTAATTGAATTTGATCATCAGTTGCTGAGCGAGCCGCCTTTTTACTTTTTTCGTATAATTGGGTATATTCGTTTCTATCTATTCCCCAACCTTCAACATCGGCTTGTTTATTTTTAAAAAAATGTTCTGATGAATAAGCTATATCTACGTCGCCTGATTGTGGTTTATTTCCAGTTGAACCTAACCAATTACTTTTACTTGTTAATTCAGAAAATGTAGATCTTTTATTTGGAAATAATTTACCTAAATCATCTACAAATTTTTTAATTGTGGGTTCAATATTTGCTAATAGTATATCTTGAGTGTCGTACTCTGTATTTTTAAATACATTGCCACCTTCATTAATAATTATTTCTTTTAAAAGCTGAATTAAAGATACCATTCCCAATATTTACTATAAATATATTAAACAGTTGGTTCTATTTGGATTTCTGTAGGGAAATCATTGCTCTTCGGAGTTGGGTTAGGATGCTCTAACTTATACAACTCATGTATATATTCAAATATTTTTAAATTTTCATCAATTGATTTAATTGGTTCATGTATTTCCCATCCTTTACCTTGGATTTTTTCGCCTTTTTTATCTTCACCGCGCTTAGATGATTTCATCCATAGTATACCAATGCGATCAATTTTTTCTTCATATAATTCATTCCATGCCTGAGCATATGCAGACAGTTGAAAATCTTGACTAGCGTGTAATGAATTTGAGGTTTTAATATCTAATAACCATTTTTCACCATTAATCTCTAATACTAAATCGCACGTACCTGCAAATGTATATATTTCTGAAAATAAATGTATTTCACTTTCAATCAATGTTGGTTTATATGTTATCCAAAATTCATGGAATTTCAATATCATTTTCCAAACATCTAAGTTGTACTTTGAATATCCCTCTTCATTAATTAGTGATATTTTTTCACCTTGAAGATATCTTTCAATAGCATCGTGTACTTGTGTACCTTCATCTGCTGCTTTTCGTGCTATAACGTCAGCATTGTGACCTACATCCTTTAACCAGTTTTCAAAAAATTTACCTTTAGGCATGTATTGTAATATGCTGGTAACGGATGGGTAGTACTTGCCGTTTCTGGTGTAGTACCTGTTGTCTAAGATATTGACCCTTTTGGATTCCATATCTACTTCTACTAGGCGTTTAACGCTTTTCTTAAAGACATTTACATTTTTTTCTATCATATTCTTTGTAATTTTTTCTCAAGTAAATTTGAGAAGGTTAGAGGTAAAGTGTTTTGAATTAGATTAGTGAATTTAACAAATCCCATATCACTAGGATCTTTATCGTCAATGTCAACTAAATAAACTTCTTTACCTTCATTCATTAAATTCTCGCAAAAATTTAAAGCTTGTTTCATTGCATCTTTATCTAACGCAATGTATATTTTTTGTACTGTTGAATTAATGATTTTTTTCATTAAATTGTTTTGAATTGTTTTTCCAAGTAATGGAATAACATTCCTTTTAATAGCTATAGCATCAAACATACCTTCACATAATGTAATAGGCATATTCCAATTTATAAATAATTCTAATCCAATTATATCTTTAGACACATCTGGATTTTTATACTTTGTTGTTGAATTTTTATTAAAATTTCTAGATATAAAATAATTTAAATTACCTTCAGCATCATATGATGGTATAATAATCATGTTTGAGTAAATACCAAATTCACAATATCCTATATTATATTTAATTATATCGTTTTCTGTAAAATTACGAGTAGTCAAATAATGTATTGCCTTTTTAGCCATTAAATTACTTGGTGGAGTCGCTAATGAAATAAATTCTTTAGGTAAAGTTATTTTTTTACTAACAATAGTTTGTTCAGTATATTCTTTAGATGATGATTTAACTAAGAATCGTAATTGCTCTACTTTATCAAAATCTACTTCTAATTTCTTAAATAATGTAGTTAACTTTTTACCTTTAAAACCACACGTCCAACAATTATATGACTGAAAATGAGGTGAATTGGGATCTAAATTTACTTCTAATTTTAATTTATGGTGCTTACATTCAGGGCAGTGGTACGCTTTATTTCCTTTAGAAGATGATTTACCATGTCCTAAAATAGAATCAATCAAATATGTTAATGAAGAATTATCCATAATTTATTAATCATGAATATACAAAATTAAATTAAGGAATCCTAATTTAAGATAGGAAGTCTTTTCTATAGTAATGACCCAGAATTGTATCGTTATAATTTTCATTTAACAATACATTTTCTTTAATTTGAAATGCCGCTTCGTAATATGTAAGTAATTTTTTTGATTTACATATCATTAATATTTCTCTTTTAAAATGGTCCGCTCCTAATTTTTTAAGATCCTCATGTAGTGGTTTACAACTACCCCAATATTCTTGCCAATTAGATTCTTTAACTACTAATTTTTTAGATGGAGTTCTACCACGTTGAGTTGGGAGTGCTGCTATTTCTTTTTTACCTAATTTAACATTAGTTTGAGATAGCAATTGTTTTTTACCTATGTAAAATTTGTCGTTTGTTAGGTTTGTTATCCTATAAACAAATCCAAATGTATTTTCAGGGAAATCTTCAATTTTTTCTATAACTTTATTTTCATATAACCAATTATTCATAATTTTTATCTATCTAGATTAATTAATATAGTTGTATCTGTTGTTGGTGATGATGGTAATGGTTGAGCTAATTTACCTATTGCTAATAAATTTTGTGCTTCATCATATAAACCTACTGTTGTAATGTAAGGTGAAAAATATGATTCAGTTACAAACCCATATAATGTACCTTCAGTACTACCTGAGATTGAGCTTGGGTTTAATGTAAAACTAAATTCATTTTCTCTGATAGTTGCTTTATATTGTGTTTCTTGTATTATGTATGAACTTGAAAATGAGCAAGTTACAAATGAAGAAGTTACAAAATCATTTATGATGTAATTTGATTCAGATGTAATAGTAATTAAACCGTGGGGGTAAAATATATTTCCTACTATAGCTCCAACTCCATTAAGGATATTTCCTTCACCATCATCTGTTAAACTACCTGACGGGGTATTAAATTTAAATGAATTTGGTTGAATATAATCGCCAAATAATCTAACTGGAATAGATATTACTCCTATTATTGAGCTAGATGCTGAGGGGAAAAATTTAGGGTATGAAAGTGTAGTTTGTAGATAATTGTCATAAGATGGGTTACTTGATGATCCTATTAATCTATCTCCTGAGGGGTCAAATCCTGGGATTAGAACAGGCATGTTGACTATATCTCCATAGCTTGAACTCAAATAATTAGAATAGTAAAGTTCTTGTATTGAACTATATACCAATCGTTGGTATTGAGTTGACATTTGACCAGTTGTAGGATCAGATAAAGGATCAAATATTGGGGATACAATATTCGTTCCTAAAAATCTATCTATTGATACATTTGGGTTATGTAATTCAGCTCCATGGAATGTAAATCCTTTATTTACTTCAAACGGAGTAATTATTATGTCCGAAGCAAGAAATTGTTTGTAAGCACCCATTCATTTTAAAAATCTAATTTAACTCGTACTAATGCTTCTTTTGTGAAATCTTTTAATAATGGTCTTGAAAGTTTAGCAACTGCTAACAATTCATTTGTATCATTGTATAATCCAACTGTTGTAGGATAGGTTTGTGGATTATTTACAAATGAACTAAATAATACTTCACCAGTACTCCCTGAGATAAAACTTGGGTTTTCTGAGTAGTTAAATTCAGCATTTCTAGCTCTAACAAAAATATAATCTGAGGATATTGTTTCTTGGCTATTTAGAAAAAATGATTTAGCTCCTGTACCATTAATAGCGTTAAACATTATTTGATAATTTAGACCGTCAGAATTTGATGTTGGATTAGATGCTAAACCTATTGTTTGGTTTAATGCATTTGGGTTTAAAATAATAGTTCCAATATCTGGCAATAACCACCCATAAGATCCTTGAGTTGAACTATATCCATTTGGATTTGTGGTGTTAACTGTTCCTTGAGAACCACTAACTAATTGAAATATTCTACCTGCATCATTAAATATAACTGACGAGGCCACTTGACTATCATCTGTTAAAGTAATTTTACCTGTACTTCCTGATAATACTAATGCCATTGATCCTGGTAGTATACTTTGTTTATATCGAGTTCTGTCTATTGACAAAACCCAAAAATCTGAAGATGAAATACCTCCAAATATAAATCCTGAGTTTTCATCTCCTAATACTAAAACTTGGTATTGACCATAAGTTGTCTTAGTTGGTGACATTCCCGGAACAGAAGCATTATACCATGAACTTCCACTACCTGCCTGATTGCCATATGCTATAGCGAATTGTACTTCTGCTAAAGGATTTGTAGAAGCGGTTTGGTAAATATTTAAATAAAAATTTCCAGAAGATCCTGCTTCTTGTGTTGATGAAGTATTGAAAGTAGTTAAAGATGTTAATCCTCCAGTCCATAATGTAGACGTAATTGAGTCAGAACTTACTACAAAATCTTCAGGTGCTAAACGGTTAAATGACATGTTTTATATTTTTAATTTATGATATTTTAGTTACAGTTACTGGGATTGTAATTCTAGCTCCACTATCTCTACCTTCTACAGTTAATGTAGCTTGCAATGTAGTAGCAGTAGAACCAAACAACGTGTTTAATGTTGTTGCTCTAATATTAATAGTAGTTCCAACAACTGTTTTAGAAACACTTGTACCTAATGTAGTTGTTGAATTTAACGCTAAAGCTGCTGGGGTATTAATACCTATACCTTCAAATGTATTACATAAACGTACATCAGAAATAGTTGCTGTATAACCAGCTGTTTCGTAAGTATTACCACCAAAATAATTTAATGTTTGAGGAGTAATAGCTAATGAAGCACCTTGTTTAATTACGATTGATGAGTAACCTAAATTTAAAATAGGCATTTTAGCTGTTCCCCTAGGTAACGTAACTAATTTATATTTCATAATTTGTGTTTCTTGAGGAAATGCTTCCAATAATGGCATGTTAACAATGGCTTCACCATAATACGCAGAACCTGATGGGTGATTTGGATTATACAATGTATAATTTACTTCATCGTCTGCTAATGCAAATTGAGTAATTTTGAATGAACCATTATTTTGTGCTAATAATTGTCTTCCTTTTGTTGTTAAAATTGCATCTACTGTTACGACGCTATTATTTAAATATCCCATTTTTATTAATTTTTATTATAAATATAATGAATTTATGGCTTTGAGCCAAATGTTTTTGAAATTAAATTTAAATTATTTTTAATTGTTGGTGATGAATCATTTGTTATAATATTTCCTAATCCTAAATTTACTAAATTAGTACCATTAAATAATATAGTATTTGTAATAGCTGGGGATTTCCATATTAATAAACCAAAGCGGTTATTTAATCCTCCATATATAGAACCCGGAGGGCCTTGGAAAAGATTTCCTATAGGAGCATATGCATCAACTGGGGGGTTAAATTGGAATATAAGTATATTACTTGATGTATTAAGTGTTGATATTTCATACGCCGAACTATAAGCTAATGGATAGTTTACATCGTCTGAACTTCCAGTAAATGTATTCATTAGTAGATTTATATTACTTGTATTAATTGGAGCTTTAAATGGATCATTAAATAATGTAATAAACCATCTTTCCCCTTTATTTATTCCATCAGTTATTGATTGACTAATAACTTGTGTGGTTACTGAACCCTTAGGGGAATAATCTCCATTTGGATCTTTATAGACATACCATGATCTTTCAAATAAATTTACTTGATTTGGATTATTACCAATAGCAAACCCATATGTTTCTCCTACTATTTTACTTAAATTAGAGCCAAAACTCCATGAATAATTTGTATTTACATATGATTGTGAATACCACAATGGAATTAAAAATATACAACCATCCGTATTAATTGTTCCTTCTGTAACCCATGCTATTTTTTCAAAATCATCACCTGGGATATAATTATTTATTTTATAATAAGAACCAGTTACTAAAAATTGATTGCTATTATCTTGTTGTGAGCCAGAGATATATGTCCAATCTTGAGGGTAACTAGTATTCATGAATACAGGTGTTGGAGAAATGTCATTTGTAACTACTTTAATATCTGCTGGAACTATAATTTCATTAGTAGTATATTGAGTTATAATAGGAGTAGTTTTTAATTGTAATTTTTCTTCAATTATTTCACTAAAAGCTGAGTCTGAAGAATATATAGTAGAAACAGATGCTGTATTATCTATATTTAGTATATTAGATATGTCTACTCTACTTGTTTTAGATACTTCAACTGTTGGATTTCCTCCATTAAATTCAAAAATTACAGTATCGTAAGTATTAATAGGAATGTAACCATATGATTTGGCGTTTAAATATTGTGGATATGAAGACTGAATTAGTGAGGCTGTGACTACTAAACTAGTATTATATGCATCAGATGTTAATCTACTTCCTTTGTATCTTGGGAGAACTTGACTTGCTGCTGTGTAATTGTATGATTTTACAGAAGATAATTCAGCCGTTCCACTTATTATTTGTTGTTGATTTGTAGGTACTGTCGTTCCTTCGTAGTTTACTTGATAAAAATTACTATCATATTCTAAATTTAAAGCATTACCATATAATGCATTACAATCATTATATTCAAAATTCTGGGTTAGATATGGTTCTAAAACTGTTAAATTTGATGAGGAATTAAAAGATACAGATTGAGTAAGTTCGAAGGATATATTAGTAATATTAGCTCCAGTACCCCCGGCATTATTTATTTTAAATGTATATTGTTGATTTTCTATTGGAAAGAGTGAACCAGTAATCGTATAATCTAATCCAGAAATAAAAGAGATTGGTGGTGTTAATGATGAAGTGTCACCATATATTATCATAGAACCAATAAATGAATTGACTGCTTTAAATGATGCTGTATAATATATTTCTATATTAGGAGTATCATTAAAAGTATATAATCCAGTTATTGGATTAAAACATGAATTATTATCAATAGATGCAAATAGTGTATTCCCATTATATGTAGAATATGGGGGAATATAATATACTCCGGCGGATGCTTTAAATTGGTGTGTTTTAATATTATTATCTACTGTATTAAATGGGTAAAATACAGTTGGGGGAAGTACATATCCCATACCCGTTGAATAATATGTTGTATAAAGATAATATGTTGGATATTCTGATATTGTAAATAATGGTAAATCAATAATCCCAATATCTGTGAATTTAACTGTTAATTTAGTTAATTCTTGTAATGATAAGGTATTATCGTTGCCTTGTTTATCAAATCTACTAATTTTGATATAAGTAAGTAAATTTGATGTGTCATAATATCCGGTTATTGAGTTAGGGATTGCAGTTCCAACTGCTGAGTTTAATATAAATATTTCTCCATTATTTGGAGCAACAACTGAGTTTATAAAATTTTCGTCTTTTAGACCTGGGGCTGAATTATTTACATTATATAACGAGTTATAAATAAATATGTCATAATTTATGTTTACTGTGCTAACTTTTAGTATTTCTTGGCAATATGGGTCGTTTAAATTTCCATTAGAAACAGTTAATACTGATCCACTAAGTTCTCCATTTATAAATTCACTTTGAAATGATTGTGTGTATGCTACTAACCCAACTTGTGTATCATTGTATCCAGACCATTTTTGATCTATATTTACATATAAATCTAATGATGATGTTTGACCAAATAAATTAGGCATTGAACCTCCATTACTTCCTATTACCTCTTCTATTGGAAATGATTCTTCATCTGTTGATGAAACGTACATTTTTTGTCCATAAGATAAAGTAGGGTAAGTTCCTATTGATCCAGTTATTATAATATTTTTTAATGCCATTAATACGGTATATTAATTGTTCGTGTTGTTGGGCTACCTATAAATGCTATTTCACTATTTGTAGTAGCTTGAGGTAACGGGTATTTATTTCTTTCTAATAATGTTTGTTTAATAACTATTCCAGTTGCTAAACCTGCTCTTGCAGGTGTAAAATCTTGAATCATTTTAAATAATGAGTTATCATAAAATTTAATTAATCTTATATAATCCCATAAATTGTAATTACTAGTATATTTAGAGAAGTAACTATTTCTTAACACATTAAAATCTGGGTAGTATGTTAATGATGAAGATACTTGTCTCGGATCACCAATATAATTACCTATATTGAATGAGCCAAGCTGAGATATAATATCATCGTTGACTTCATCTTGAGGTGAGAATGCTACTTCTACATAATTAACATCTTTAGTAAATGTTTCGTCTAGTGTTGTTTGTTGTTGAATTGAAATATATTGAGATAAAACATTTCCTGGTGCTAAAGATGAACTAATAATTCTAATTTTCTCAGATACTGCATTTTTTACACCAGTATGAAACTGATCTTGGTAAATTATTTCGTTTTGTGGTACAAATGAATATGTACCATTTAATGTGTATGTACTACTTCCTGATAAATAAAATGATTGAACAGGAGGGATTGTTGATATTCTTGGGTGGATTGATGTTCTTGTTGTATCTGATCCACTATCTAGTACTGTTCCTAATGGAGCTCTAAATATTAGAGAGTTTAAGGCGCTTTGGGGTCCAATAAGTTGGTTACCTTCTATTGAATAAGGATCCATTACATAATCATCAAAATAACTTTCCTTTAAATTAATTTTATAAAATCTTAATTCTTGAAATGAACCACTAAATGGTAAATATGTATTACCTGCTATAATTAATGAAGGTAAAGGGGAGGAAAGATAAAAACTCCCACTTGTTACAGTTGAAAAAGCAGAAGATGAAACGCTTGCGGATGCTTGAAATCCTATAGTATTACCATCATAACCATTATATATTTTATTTTTAGCGTATAAAAGTCCCATTTATTTATAAATATTAATCTACCCAGAAACTACTATCATACCAATTACCTAAATCATTCCAAATTCCATCATATAATAACCAATCCGTATTTTCAAGTGTATTTAAATTATACATTACTGACCACCATTCACCATCAAAAAATGGTAAATATAAAGAAGATGATAAGCTTGTTGTTAAATCTATAAATTTTAAAGTTCCATATTCATTATATGGGTCTACAGGAGCACCACTATATGAACCAGTAGTATAACCTGATCCTGTATATTCTAATACTAATACAAAATTATTTTCAGGGGCATATGATAATATTTGATTATAACTACCTGAATTTATAGGAATACCTTCTGTTTTAAACCTAAATTCTATTGAAAAAGATGATGTACCATTACCATTAAATGAATCTCCTCCATAATAATCTTGACTATAACTTGCTGAGCCATAAATACCATAAGCAGAACCTGTAGATATTACAATATCTTTTTGTATATAACCTGAACTAGTAGTGTAAAATTTATAATTAAATTGATTTTGAAAGTTATCGTAGTTGTTGGAAACGGTTGTTGATTTACCTCCAAATTCATTTATACGAACTATACTGTCAGGAATACCATAAAGAGTAATTAATGTTCTTAAACCTTCAACTGTTCCTTTTTTCTTAAGTAAGTAAGGTAAGTTGTGATAAATGCGCTTATAAATTTCTTTATTAACATCATCCAAAGGTTCAAGGGCATTTGGATCTGATGCTGTAATAAATGTATTTATGTATTCAAATCCAGAAGGTGTAGGGAAAGATCCAGTAATATTAGGTACATTAAAATTACTACCTGATGGAGTTAAACCTAATAATGCTGAGTATACATCTGTTGATGAAAAGTTATTTTGATATATTTTTACTCCTAAGTCTCTAATAGCTTGGGCTACCATATCCTTTGAAATACCATAATTTAATCTGTTGTCGGCATCAAATTTACTAGTAATATCTTTTAGATAAACCCAAACATTGTCAAAATTTTGTCCTATCATTTGAGTAAACAACTCATATTGGGCGTTATTTGGATCTTCTCTTAAATATGAAGGTATGGTGTTAATTAAAGCATCATTGTTTTCCGAGTCAAAAAATGAAGCAGAAATAGATTGATTATTAAACCAACTAATAGCTGTTCCTGATCCTACTGAGTAGTTAATATATGGTGCTGTACTATTTGTTTTAGGCCAAGCATGACTTTCTGAGGTGTAATATAAATAATATTCATAACCATCAAAATTAGTTATAATATCATTTATTTTAGTATTCCATATTTGTTGATTAGTAGCTGAAAATGAACTTGTTGATGTATTTGAATAGCTACTACTAACAGTGTATTCTTCTATTAATGCTAATTTATAATAGAAGTTTTCTAATCTAGTTTGTGCTGATGAAAAGTGTACAAATTGAGAATAATCTGAGAAGTCAATATTAATTTCAATACCTTTTTCAGCTAGCATACTATTAATTTGATATAATAAGCTACCTGAACCAGCAGTTGAAGTGTTTTGTTGTAATATACTTTGGTTAATATATGCTGTAGAATTATTAATTTGGTCCTGTACAGTTAAGTTAAAATTAGGTCCATTAATATAATTAAGTTGTTCGGTATATGTAAATACAGTTGTTAATTCAATTTGATATGCTTGAGATTCAGCAATTTGTTGTACTATCCAACATTGAGATTGTAATATAAATTCAGTAGGTAATGGTTCGTATAATTTAATTAATACTGTAGGATCACTTGGATTAGTATTATCTAAAAATATGTTATTAGCAATAACTAATTTATTATTTCCAAAATCTAAGTAAAAATCAACATCTTGTGTTAGTGGGTCAGATAATGATTTTTTTAATTCATCTGTTAAAGTAATTAAATTTAAATTAGATATACTTGTAGTATTTAATCTTACTTCAGTTCTATCAGTACTTATACTTTGAATATATAATGTACTATTAGGAGAGGAAGATAACTTTCGTCTTAAAAAATTATATACTGTATAATATTGTCCTTCTTCGTATCCATGTAATTCTAAATCTTGTTGAGGATCAATTAATATTTCCGTATTATGAATTCTATAATTAGGATAACCGGCAACATTACTAAATAATATATTTTTATTTAAATCTAAAATAAAATATTCTAAATAATCTTCTGCAGGATCAAATGTTACTTCTTCTGTGTAATATGATATAAGTGAATCATCAGCCGCAGTATAATTTTGCAGCTGAAATGTGTTTGGGTCGACATTTTGAATATTAACTATCTTATCCATTATTTAGGAAGTTGTAGGTCTATTATTTGTTGATTAAGATCTAAATTTTGTTGTTGTAATATATTAATTTCATCAATTAATGCATTTATTTCATTACTTGCAGGATTTGTTCCAATATATTCTAAACTTGTTTTTACAAGATACTCATGAGAATTTGTAGCTCCAAGTTTAGGTATTGTAAAAAATATTTGAACATATTTAGAAAAAAATTCTTCAACTGATATAGTAGGGGTTATTATATTTGGGTTAGTAATAGATGGAGATTGTGCTAATTGATTAAAGTTAGTATCTATAACTTTTTGATATTGACTTTTAGCATAAGTTCTTTTATTTAAATTTACAGTTTCCATTATCCATTAATTATTTTAAAGTAATAATCATTATCTAATACTAATGTACTTCCATCTACTGTGGTTTGGATTAATATTTTATAATATCTTTCTGGTTGTAATCCAGCCATATATAATGTAAATAAGCTACTTGTAGTATCCATACTTAATTGGGTATATGTTTTATCAAATTCTACTACATATTCATTAGTATCTAAATCTTTTATAGCATAATAAGAAGATGTTGGTAAATAAAAGTTTTGAGTATAATATGAAGCTGTAGCGAATATTCTATCTGGGTATTCCGGTCTTGAATATACTCTAAATTGATTTATACTTCCTGAGTAGAAATATCCTGGGTTATCACCTATAGTTACTACAAGTGGTGTTTTACGAATTGTTGGTAATGTAGAAGATCCAGTATTAAATGTAGCATCTACCCATTTAAATTCTAAACTTGGAGGATAAATGGTATGGGTGTCAATTGAAAAATACTTCATTTTTGGTTGAGTATTTTCATTATCCATAAATTCATCTTTTTGCTTTACAATAAATCCATCATTAGGAATAGAACCAGTATACCATTGAGTTACAATTGGTGTAGTATTAAGAATAATATCTTTATCTGTGTAATATCCGAATGTAGTAGATGAAGATAAAGCTGTATACCAAGTTCCTCCTCCAGGTGAAACTGAGGAAGAATAAGATCCTGTTGATCCTGCTGAGAATGAACTAGTAGTCCATTTGGTTCCTCCTTGATAATTTTTCCATATCCAACTAGCGCCGTTTTGTGTTTCAGGGACATTTGCAAATCTACCTGTGCCCATATCCCAAGATTGAGAAACAGCAAATGCATTTATAGTTGTATCTGTATTTAAAGCAGTAACATTAGCTACTAAGCATTTTAAATTAGATTCCCATTGTGAACCTGATATTTTATTATTAATAACATCTGTTATTTCATTTGAGTCAAATTGAATTAGAAAACGACTTGCTTGAGGGGAAGGTGTTCCTAAATTTCCTACTTCTAAAGATGCTTCTAATATTTCATCTAATCCTGTATTCATTTCTGGATATATAGAATATAAAGTTGTATCTTTGGTTGGGAAGATTTTATATGTGGCCATTGTTTATTTTATTTTTATAATGATACTACTCTACCTTGAATGTCTGTAGAAGGATATTTCACTTCGAAAATCATAGGATCTATCGATGGGTAAACTACGTTATTTTTAGTTGCACCAGAAATATTATATGCAAACGCTGAGTATCCTAAATTTGTTCCAGTTAAATTTGAAATATTTATCGTTTTTACTGTTTGTACTCCTTCTATTTTATCTAAAAGAATATAAAGTTCTCTTAGTACAATTGGTTGGTTTATTTGCCAATTATTAATTGCAAAATATCCTTGCAATGCTGTAATACATTTTGTTAAAACTTCATTACTATTGTAATTTGGAAGAATAATAATATCAAAATTAACTCCTATATTAATTATAAAGCCGTCTTTAATATTAATAGCATCATTTATCATTCTATATAAAGAAAGATAAGTAATCAGATTTTGTTTTAAACCTGAGGACGCTGTATTTAATTTACCATTAACATCATTTGTTAAAATATATAAATCTAATATACCAGCTGCTTCGCCAGCTTGTATACTTTGTGCTTTAGTTGGTTCAATATATGCTTTAGCTATATTACCATACTTAGCAGGCATACTTAATGCTCTTACTAAATAGTCATCTTGAGTTACATTACGTAATTGACTAGCAAAATTAGCAGATGAATTTTGTCTAATTTCTTCAATTGTATCTCCATCTCCTCCTCCACTTGCTGCTTGTGGGTTAGTAACAGCTAATGAAGCAAATATGTTATTTGCTGTTGTAGTATTTAAATTTGCATTTAAAAAAGTAGTTGTACCATTTAATTTAGTTAAACTATTAGCATTTACATTTGCTGATACTCCTCCCCCTGTTAAATATCTAAATGTTAAAGTAGTATTTGAAGGGGCAATCCCATAAGTATCTGTAAATAAAAAATTTGATGGAGCATATGCTGTTGTTAATTTTGTTTGTTCAAATGGTAGACCAATACCTATATTATCTGGGTTTGGAATAATTATTTCATCAGAATCTGATGTAGTACCTGACCCAAATTGAATTTGTAATGTATTTGAGTTTTTAAAGCGAGAAGCAAATCTACGTTGTATTTTCTTCAACTTTAATAAATATGGGGTATCCCCATTATATTGAGATAAATTTGGATCGTTAGTGTTTGTATTTTTAATTGAATCAAATACCATTTCTTGTCCTAAATAATCTACTTCATACCATGTATTTCCTTCATTATCAATACAATCTAAAATACCTACTATATTTGTAGCATTTATTTCAACTGTTGAAAATTTAACAGGTGAGTTAAATGAAAATGTTTTTGTATTAATTGTAGATGATATAGATTTACGTGTTTTCTTTAATAGATAATATGTTGGGTTTCCTCCTGAAACTTCATATACAGAAATTTCGGTAGGATCTCCTGAACTTGATACTGAAAAATCTACTGGGTCAGCAATTAGGAATGAAACCCCACTTGTTGAAGTTACAGTAGCATTTCCGTTAATAAGTAATGTATAATCAAAATCAGGAATATATGTTGAACCAGACATTTTAGATGGTACTTTTTGGTAAAAATCTATGTTAGTAACTGCTATTCCTGTTACATTTGGTTTATAACCAAACATATATGCTAATTCAAATAAGTTATTTGATTGACGAGCAAATTGTAAATAGTTTTCTTGTACTTGATTATCTAAATAAAATGATAAAACGTCACCTACATACGCTGCCATTTCCATAAACATCATTCCTGGTGATGCTGGGCTAAAATCATTATATGTTGTAGGAAAATAAGTTTTAGAGTAGTCAATTAAATTAGTCCTAAACTCATTAAAATCTTTATTTATGTATTTTATATTTTTATTTACAGCCATTATGTGAATGATATTTGAACTTGATCTGTTACACCAGTGTTGATTATACTATATGTTAATTTAACATTTATTTCATTATTGTCGGGATATTCTAACACATCTAATTTTTCTACTTTTACATTATTAAAATATTTACTTATTAATAATTGAATATTTTCTTTTAAAGAGGTTATATTATCTGAAGATATTTGTTCAAATATAAATGCTCTTAAATTTGCTCCAAATTGATTATTTAAATATCTTTCTGTTTGATTTGTTAAAAAGAAATTTAATAAATTATTTCGTATAGCATCTTGAGTAGTATATGTTTGAAAAAATACATTTGGAGCATTAAAAGGAATAGATACTCCTACAGCCGTTCCGGGCTTAGTATCAATTGGAAATATTTTTTTTGCTCCGAATGCCATTATTTTTTAATTAAATTCATTATTTGATCTAAACCAAGTTGTCCACCAGGTAATGCGCTACCTTCAGACATTGTATTAATTTCACCTGATACTTTAAAATCACCTTCAAATCCTGACGGAGTTGGTTTTGACATTTCAGCTATTATATCCATGTATGATTGTTTTGGGTTAACAGCTGTAATTAAAGGTTGTGTAGGAACGTTTGAACTATTAAATCTTAATGTTCTATCTGCGCCTACTTGGTAAGATTCGTTTATTGGTTGTTTGTTTGATTTAATTGCTTCCAAAAGAATATCTTTTAATTCTTCTTGGATTGCTTCTTTTACGGCAATTTTAATTAAATCTTTTAATTCGTTTTGTTTCATTTGTTATAAATATTAAATTAATTAGCTTTTAAATTATTTTTATCAATTATTAGTTTAAGTTCTGTGAATAATACTTGAGTATCAGTAGTAAATGACGAAGGTGTTTGTAACAATATAATACCATTATTATTCTTGGCCACCGCTCTTCTTTTATTTACAGTAGGAGAGAATGGTTCTTCAACAATTTCAAATAAAAAGCCTTGATATATTTCATTTTTATTTGGATCTATTTTTACCTTATTAGCATTTTGTTCAACATTAAGCAAATATGGTGATAATGGTGTTAACTTTTTATTTTCATCTGCGTTTGCATTTGCGTTTGCATTTGCGTTTGTATTTGCGTTTACATTTGTGTTTATATTTGTGTTTACATTTGCGTTTACATTTATATTTGCGTTTGAGTTTGTTAAATCTGTGGTAGCACCACCACATTTTAATAAATATGCATCTATTGAATTTAATAAAGTTATAATTTGACTTAAAATTGAATTAACATAATCTAATGTGGTTGTTATAGAATTAATACCATTTTTTACTATATTTATTTTATAAGTTATTGGTGTTTTAAAATCTTTTATTTTAGTTAAAGTGGTTAATGCTATACCTGCGGGGTTAGGTGTTCCTGGTACAGAAGTGGGTAGTAATGGAATTGCTATTTCAGCAGCTAATATTGCTATATTTAGAGCTTTAAGTGATTTGTCTGAAATGTTTACAGTTGTGTTTAAAGCATTAAGTGGTTTTTGTAATGCTTCTATTGATTTTGAAGCTGAGTTTAATTTACTTACTATATTATTTCTTATATTTAATACTTTTTGTAATTCAACTGCAGGGATACAAAGTTCAGGTAATACAATTTCACCTGTTGTATCATCTAACTTTTCCATACCAATTTGGAATGCTAAATTTACTATAGCAGGTACTACAAACTCAACTAATTCTTGAGTTTTATTTGCTAATAATACAGGTATTTTATCTTGTATAGCCATTTATTTTGCGTATAATTTAGCTAATTCTTTACTTCTGGTTAGTGAATCTTGATAAGCTTGTTTTTTAAGGGCTTTTTGTTTTGCAATATCTTCTTTAGATGATGTAATAGTTTGTTTAACATCTGAAACATATCTAAGTTTTTTATCTTTTAATTGTTGTTCTTTTATAAAAGCATTTATTTTTGTAGGATCTTTATATACTATGGTTTCTTGTCCTATTGTGTCCCAACTACCTGGAGTAGTAGCGCCTGGGAATTTTACTTGATCTTTAAACTGTAAAGTAGCATCATGTAATGAAGGTTCATAGGGAATAAAATATTCAAATGGAATTACTCCTGTTCCTGAGTCTCCTATTTTTTCTGGGATAGGTCTGGCAATGACACCAGTTTCTACATTATTAATATATTGATCTACAACCCTAGCATCTACTACAAATCTTCTATTACCCCAAATTGCTGGGATTAAACCGGATTTATATTTTGGTCTAGATGATACTATACCATCTTTGGTAAGTATACCTAGAGGTTTACCATTTATGTCTTCTTCTTCTGAGTATTCTAGATATGTGAGGTATCTTCCAGGATATACTAATTGAGATGTTTGACTACCTACCCACCCATCTACTAATACTCTATTTACTCCTGAAAAACTTGTTATTAAATGGTAATTTTGAGCTGCCTTAACAGTAGCTATATCTATTAAACCATTTGGAAATCTATCTAAAAATCTAAAAGATGTAACAGTTGGTCTATTTATTGTTACACGCTCTATTTTTCCATTTTGAAGAACTTTCCATATATCATAACTATCACCTACATTAATAATATAGTTTTGGTTAAAATCATTTATTATCTGTTGACTAACTAAAAATCCTTCATTAGTATTTAATTCTTGTAATTTTTCAGGATTATCTTTATATAATTTTTGTAAATATCGTTGAAAATAACTCCAACCTGCAGTATTTATTCCATCGGGAATTAGATATGGGTCTTTATTTAATTTTACAGCTGCTGTAAGATCTACTTCAGGATTACCAATAGCAAATCTATTAGATCTAGCTTTTTCACTTTTTAATATTTCTTCTTTAGTTTCGCCGGCCATTTTTATACTGTAAAGTTATTTTTAGAAATTAAAGTACAATTTGCTGAAGAAGCTCCTAATTCATTACTTAAAGAATTTAATACAATTAATAAATTAGTTGTTGGTTCTATTAAATTTAAAAATACAACTGGGGCGCCTGGTACAGTAGGAGCGGTTTGAATTGATTGAAGTGCTGTGACTAATGGGGTAAGTTTATTAATTAAATCTCGTAATACATCTGTTGTTTTTTTACCTAACATTAGTGGCTCTGTTGCTAATTTTATATTACCTAAATAGGTATTATTAGATTGAACTATAAATTTATCTGCAGTTATGTTAACTGATGCTTTTGAATTTAAATCAATTGATTTAGCAGAACTTAATAATATGTTATCATTACTAGAATTAAATACTAATCTTCCAGAAGATAATATTATTTGTTTACTATTAAATTTATCTGGTGCAGAAGGAGCTTCATAACCCGAACCTTCATAACTTACATAATTAGTGCTAGACGCCTTTAAAGGTATAATTTGAGTACTTGTTAAATAAATAGAAGATTCATCGTTATTAATATCTTCAGTAATTGGAATCCATCCTTCATCTGTTTGTTCTCCTTGTCCATTTCTAAAAATAGTAATAGGATCTCCATTAGTTCCGGATGTGGACCAATTGTTTGGAGTGTATTGAACTGTACTACCTAAACGTATTGAATTACCCCATCTACCTTCTTGTATAACATCACCTTCAAAAGGTAATAAAGGATGTATATTAGATCTTTCTTTAAATGTTTTACCTAAAGATATTTGTTTATTCTCATCAGTAATTATTTTAGCACTACCTAATTGAGTTTGAATATAATCCTTTTGTTGTGGAGGATCAGGTTCATTAGCTATAGATGGGTAGGCATTATGATGTGGATGATTCCATAAATTTATAGTATTTAGATAATATTTTCTTTCACTAACATTAGCTTTTCCTATTAAATTAGAAGGAAAAGAAATAGTATATACTATCTCATTTATTAATGGGTAATTTTTTAAATTTGAATAAAGAGGAAAAGCGTTTGAAGTAGTTCCAGGAGAAGTTACTAATTCATATTCTATAGTACCTAACCCATTCCACCCACCATATTTTTTAAATTTTATAGGATCACTATCATCCAGTAATATATATATAACTCTAACTGCTGTGATTAGACTACTTAAACTTGATACCTCAAGTAAATTAGTATTATTATTTTTTGAATTTAAATTTTTATTTAAACTACTAAAACCATAGCCGCCCATTTTTACTTATTCTCGTTTATTTTATTTATATCTTTCAATAGTTGCTCTTTTTCAGCATCCGAAATAGTAAAACCATCCTCACCTGTTCCGCTATTATTAGTAGTTAAACAACGTTGAATAATAGTAGCCATTTTAATTAATTGCTCATCATTTTTAACACCTATTTCTAAATATTCTTTAAGTAATGGTACAATTAATGTAGCGTCACCAATACTTTCGATCATTGGTTTTAATTCATCAATTAATGAAGATATTTGTTTTTCTTTTTTCTTTTGATTATTATATATCTCTTGAAAAAGATCCTTAAGTTTTTTATCACCAAATATGTCGGAATCTAAACTACTCATAATTTTATTAGTATTTATTTATTATAAATATGAACTATTAAAATTTTATATATCCGTTTTCTATATAAAATATGTAACCTTTTTTATATGTATCATATAATTTATCCGCTATTTTAGTAATTTTAGGTGTTTTTACATCTATCATCTCTCTAATATATATGTATAGTGCCTTTTTATTAAATACATCTAAATTTTCTCGCTTTCTGAATAGCTCAAGAACGGCATCGGCTATTTTAGCATCTGTTTCTTTTGGGAATAAATTATAAATATTTAATGTACAATATTCAACATATAAATCTATGAATAACGATAATTTATCATTTTGAGATAATTTATTAACTGATGTATTGTTTTCATCAGTAATATAAGAGTGGTTACCATCTTCTTCAATTGTTGAAATTGGAGTTGATTTAACGCGCTTTTTATAGTTAGTTTCATTATATAAAATTAACCATCGTTTGACAATAGTTCCAAAATATGAATAGGCTTTTGCTCCTCTGGTTGGATCAAATTTATGTATTTTAGATAAAAGAAATGTAATTACTTCATGTTGTAAATCTTCAATATTATTTACTTCAGTGTAGTAAAATTTAAATGTGTGAATAATATTTTGAGTTAATTTAAAAAAAGCATAATGAATTTTAGTTTCATATATTCTACTTCTTTCTTCAAAGTCAGTACTAGAATTATATGCTATAATAGCATCTTCAGTTTCCTGGGTGAAATAGTTCTTAGACATATTTTTATTTAACTTTGAAGATGTTTAATTGTTCTTGCAAGAATATTAGTTGTTTAAAAAAGTAACCTACTTCATCATCACCTTCAAATGTACCTTTAGAATCAATTTCTTTTAGTTTTTTATCTGATGATTCAATTGTTGCAGATAAATTAATCATGTATTCTTCATATGATTTAATTATGTCCTCGCACTTTTCGTTTTTTTTAAGTAAATTGTAACTAGTAAATCCTAGTACTAATACTATAATTGATAAAATAATAATTGTTATCATAGTTTTAAATAAAAAAAGGTCGTGAAATTAATCACAACCTTTAAGTTTAATTATTAGTTAATTAAAAAATCCATCCATTACATTCTTTAGGCCTTCACTTTGAATGTTACCTAATGCCTTTGTTTTGATTGGAGCCTTTTTAGTTGATTGATTATTAGTTAATGTACTACCTTTTCCTGTACTAGCCAAGTTACTTTTAAATTTAGGAAACCATTCACGTTCAAACTCTACCTTAGCAGCTAAAAAATCAGCCTGATGTATTATATGTACTAATGCTGTTCTAACTTTAGTTTCTGGAGCCCAAGATAAAAGATATGGTTTATTCGCTTCATCATATAATCCATCATGTAATCTGATAGCCAACCATTCATTTTTGGTATAACTAACCCCATGTGAATTTAATAAAAATAAACCTCTATCTGGTACTGACATAAATTCAAGTTTATTATTAAATGTATAATCTTCACCTAATTTATCTTTACGCCACTGATCAGTTTGGGGGATATATGATTCATTTTCCTCGTCACCCATTTTACCTAAATCATGATTCATAGCTGAAAATACTAATTCTTCAATAGTATAATTTTGTTCAACTCCAAATTCAACCCATACTGAATTGATTTTAAGTGAAGCATCAATAACACGATTAACATGTTCAATGTATCCTCCAGGAAATGCATTATGATATTCTTTCTTATGTGCCGCTGGCATCATGATAATTCGTTCAGAATATTTGTTATAGAATTCCTTTAGTTTAGATGCTCTAGGTTCTGAGATATAAGTATCAATATAACCTATAAATTGATTCCAGTTATCCTGGATTTGTTCGGCTGTTAGTTTCATAACTTTTATTTATATTTATTCTTATTCTTTATTTAATTCACTTCCTGAAATTGGTTCAGATTCAATATATAACTTCAATTGTTCTATTTGTTCTCTGACATTTTCAATTATTTCATGACTACCTTCACGGTTACCTTGATTAAGGGTAAATGATAATTTAGTTAAGTTAGATTCTACACTATCCATTTTTCTTAACACTGCTTCTCTGTTTCTCATATGTTTATTTTATTTTATTTGTTTATAACTCTATTTCTTATTTCTTATCTCAAAACCCGTAATCCAAGTATACGTTCGGAAAAATTAGCTGCCAAGTTCAAATTTAAATTCTTTAATTTTATTTTCTATATTTTTTAATAAAGCACATTTTTCATATTCTTCTAATGGCTCGTAAAACGTTATAGCCACATTTAAATTTGATAAAAATTCAACAGATGCTTTCTTACCTATACATTTAATATGAAATGTATTATTTAAATCTATATTCTTTATATAACCCCATGCCTTATCAAACATTAAATATTCGCCTGCCTTTTCTACATCATCAATATTTAACTCAGGGGAAATGTTTTTAAATACTTTAGAAGTATATTTACTAAAGAAGGCATAGTTACCTATTATTTTATTAAATCCCCCTATCCAATATAGAGGATGTTCCGAAAAGTCGATTAACATTTCTGTTTCTTCATCTTCAAAATCCTCATTAAAGGCATTAAATATATTATTTATATTCATTTTAAAATTACTAAAAAGCGATTATAATAAATTACTAACTAATTTTTATATAACTAATTGAATAAAATTTTTTATCACTTAAAACGTTGATTTAAACCAAGATTGCTCCATATCTTAATATGAAGCAACCCGTTTTAATCATTTTCTAATTACTTTACAGTAGTTGTAGCTACACTTGGTGTAGATACTGAAATTGAATCAACTGCTGTAGTATCTACCATAACGATAGTGCTATCAACTGTAGGTACTGCTGCTACTTCTTCTGTTGCTGTTACGCAGCTAGTTAGAATTAAAGCTGTAACTGCGGTGATGATGAAATTTTTCATAAATTTTTGTTTTTATTTGTTTTTAATTAGTATACTAATAAATATGTAACGGGGCACGTTTAAATTAAAATATTTTTGTGAAATTCATTTAATGAACCTGAACCTTTAGTCCTAATTCTATCTAATACATCATCAACATCAAAATTAGATTTAAATACTGAATTAATAATATTAATTGCTTTTTGTCTTTGACAAAGCAACCCAGGAAAAAACTCAGCAGTAAGTTCAGGATTTTCATCTATTTCTAAACTTAACAATAACTCATCTAAGCTATTCATTTCAAATATTTCGTTAACAATATTAGTCACTTTAAAATTAACACCTATATCTTTTAATCTTCTAGTAGAAGTAATTAAATCATTTCTATTTATAAAAATTATCGATTCAACAGGAGAAATTTCAATTTCAACTACATCACCAGTCATGTCGTTCTCAAATTCTGGCATGTCATGTTCAATTTTATCTAATTGTTCTTCTGTATTTAATGATACCATACGTACAATAGTATACGGATTTAAACTATTTGCTACTAATTCATCTAACTTTTTCATAACCTTTATTTTTTAATTATGATTAAATATACGTTTAAGAGTGATGGAAGCCAAACAAAAAAGCCAATCTTTCGATTGGCTCTATTATTATATTGGTATTAATTAAAATCCACCCATTGGGTTAGGGTTAAATCCTTTATCTTTTTTAGAAGTATTAAAATTAATAACTTTTCCATTAACAACATACTTCCCATCTTTAGGATATCCATATGCTTGAGCATATTTTTTAATAGAATCGGCCATCATTTGGATTTTTCCATTTTCTCTCCATTTTAATGTTTTAATAGCATCTACCCAACTTTTATAAGTCTCAGAATTTTTACTTTTTAATTCTGCTTCTAATTCAGCTAATTTTTCTTCAGGTTTTTTTCCAAATCCTAAAAAAGCTTCTTCTACATCAGCTTCACTTAACTCATTCTCAGCAATGATATGTTTAATTTCAGCAATTGCTATTGTTTTTTTATCTTCAGCTAATACTTCAGCAATGCATTCATTAATTAGTGATTGTAATTCTGATCTTTTCATTTATTTAAAGTTTTAATATATTTGTTTTATTATACATATAATAAAAAATAATAAAATATAATAAGTTTTCCCTCAGAGATTCGAACTCCAATTTAGACATCCAAAATGTCTCGTCCTGCCAATTAGACGAAAGGAAAATAGTGGAGCTGGAGGGATTCGAACCCTCGTCCAAATAATAAATACTAAGAAATTCATTTACAAGCTTAGTTTATTTTTCTAAACAAACAAAATAGATAGTTTATATGGCTACTTAAACTAACAAATTGTAGGCATTTTTATTTAAGTTCAAAAATACAAAAACTTTAATATTGCATCCTTCTGTTTCAATGCTTACCCCACCAGCAATTTTAATTAACACCCTATTTTATCCAACTTACAGGTGTTGTGGCTGTCCCCATTGCTGGGTTAGGAATAGTTCAACGGTTACTACAAACTCTTCCCCTTCTTGAGGTGACTGAACAAATCACACACAGCCTTACTGTGATACCAAACCACCTACAGACATCACTCTGTTTCTTTTCATGTGGGGCACACTATCTGTTGATAACAGAACGCGTAGTCAGGACAGGATTTGAACCTGTAACACCTTGTTTATTTGAGTGATTACTAGAGGTGCTCTCTCACTCGGGGAGTGCGTCTAACCAATTCCGCCACCTGACTAGTATTTTTATTTCTTAATCAATTCAGCAATCAATTTACTTTTTTCAAGTCGTGAAAGTTTCTCATCTTCTAGTAATTTAAGAGTTTGATAAACTTTAAATTCATCTTCTGAAAATTCATCCGAACCGGTTTCCGTCATCCAATCAATTTTGAATTGGATGTTGTTAAGTTTTGTTTGTGTCTCTGAAAGTTCTTTTTCAAGTTCTTTAATTCCTAACTTAAAACCCTCCATTTCCCATTCATATACCCATCCAGCTAGAATGCCAGATTGGCCAATCTTCCATGAATTTGGTTCATTGTACGGAGACATTACAGTAAACTCGCCACCTTTACCAATAAAACTATTGCCTGAACTCAGCTTGCCTGATGGAGCACTTACTAATTTTACTTTTTTTCCTACCATTGTTTTTGATTTTTGCTTTTTATTAAATAGTTGTTTTAAAAATTGTTTCATTGTTTTACTTGTTTGTAGTCAGGACAGGATTCGAACCTGTGGTCATTGGAGTATAGGACTATGCTCCACTCCTCAGACTATTCATAGTTAGCGTTTCCTCTCCGCCACCTGACTAAATTACCTTTTAAAGTAGTTTAAACGACGTTGGACAGTTTGCAAAGGTTAACTAACGTCCTATCTCCTATACGATGAGAACAGATATTTGGGCATTGTTAAGAGGCCTTCTGTGTTTTACGATCCATACCTAGCGCTAGGTAGAGGGCTGTCTGTAGCCAGGACAGGATTCGAACCTGTATGAGTTTCTTTCGCCTCTACCCCTGATAGGGCTGCGTCTCTCCATTCCGCCACCTGACTAACGCCTTTTTCTGTTTATTGACGGATTACAAAAGACTAACGTCATCCATTCTCAACCTCCTTATAAATCCTTCCATGCGCGCTGAACAAGAAACTGGGGAGGTGTTGTTTCTACTTTTGAGGATAGTAGAGGATGGGCGCGTGTACAACTACTATTACGATTGGCATTACTTTGGCTTTTAACCTCCTCCTCTGCATAAGCAGTATTCCCCAATCAACCTTTTGTACTCTGTACGGGAATCGAACCCGTGTTTCATCCGTGAAAGGGACACGTCCTAGCCCCTAGACGAACGGAGCATTTACTTGAATAAGCACACACCCTACACTTCATACGTTAATACGTATATACTAGTCTTCCTTAAATTCGCTATGATGTAACGTACCAATTATAACCAAAGAGTACAATAAGCGCACACCCCAATGCCAAGCAAACGCGTTTGGTTCCCACATAATAAATGAAAATACGCTATACCAAAATCCACTAATTAGCAAAAATGCTATTAAATTTTTTATTTTATTTTCCATGTTATAAATATAATAATAGTTTTTCTGGAATCCAAATATAAGTATATACTTTGTTGACGTATGAAAATTTTTGGATCTCAAGGATTTCGATTTTATGTGGATTTATACAAAAGGGGTTTTCTGAAAATGTGAGTGCGATTTGTGGGTTATGTTTGGTGTTTGAGCGCAGGGTGCTTTTATATACTTATATACAACATCGGGGTGTAAAGGTTGTACGAGTGGTGAGTGTTAATCTACACTCACTCTTTCAACGCGCCCCATATATATGGATACTAACGCGCATGGG